TTGGTTCTGGTACTTCTACATCTTTTTCTTTTTTCTCAATCTTTTCCTTTATCTCCTCTCTTTGTTTATCTAAAAGGTTTTGGGTAATTCTATAACACATTTTATAAACATAGGTAAAATTAACTGGATATATCTTTTCTATTTTACCCATTTCTTCTTGCCACAATTTTTCAAACTCTTTTTCATTTTCCATAATTTATTTATTTATTCCAGCAATGTTTACTTGCGTTCCACGGCTTCGTCCCATACCTTTGGTAAAGCCACATTGCACAATCCCAGCTATCTTGTTTATTTGTTCTGTCAATTTTTCTGCCAAGATGTTTCTCGCATAATTCTTTTGTGCTATCTATAATCTGAAAACAACCAAGAGCAGAAGAATAGGGATTTTTTGCCTCGTCATTATGTCGGCTTTCACACCAACTAATAATTTCTAATTCCCTAAACATTGCTATTTTAACCCTTCTTTGTTCTTTTAATTTTGTTTCTAACATTTTATAGACTTCAAATCTCTTCTGTTGTTTTAGCTCTTCTTGCCTAAAACCCCACTTTATTATTTCACAGATTCCACAAAATAATAGAAAAATAATAAGGAAAAAAATTAGAATTTTAATATTTATTTTATTTTTTTTCATAATCAGAATTTATTTTTTCTAAAATTCGATGTCGGATCTGTCTAATTCTTTCTCTACTAATTCCCATTAGTTTTCCGGTTTCATCTAAGGTTCTTGGTTTGGCAAATTTATTTTCTAATCCATATAAAAGAAACATTATATTTAACTCTCTACTTGAAATAACTTTTTCATTTCGAAAAAAATATAAACTTTTACGGATACTAATTTTCTTGTTAGAAAATTCTTTCTCGTAAGCTTTTTTTGCTTTCAAAATTTGTTTATAATCTTCTATTAAATTATCTAATGAAGAAAATTTTCTAATAAAAAAACTTTGATAACCAAGATAATCAATAAACCTTTGTCTTTCTAGTTGTTTTTTTGTTCTTCTAATCCTTTTCATTTTTCTTATTTACCTTTGATTTGGAAGGGTCTACCTATCGGACCTTTTCCTTTCCCTTTTCCTAAACCACGTCCTTTTCCTCTAGAACGAATTTTAGATCCTGGGCATACTTTTATTTTTTTCATAAATTTTTTTTTACTTGATTAAATATATTATTATATTTTTTTCGGAATGCTTCTGACTTTAAAAAATGACGATTACAGATGCAACAAATTTTCTTAAGACACTTATTTTCTATTTTAGAAAGAGGTTGCTTACAAATTAAACAACGATTAATTTTTTTCATATAAAAGATAAATTAATGTTTTCCATTTTTCATAATACTTATTAAATTTAATCTGATTAGAAAAATCTAATCCCCATTTAAATTCTTCATTACCAGAATTTAAATATCTTTTAAATTTTTCTTCCACATACCTAGGACTTTTCTCTAAGATTCCCTTTCCACTTTGCATTAAAAGACAAAAAGCTATTAAATTTTTAAACTTATTTCTTGACATTTTTTTTCTTTTTATGCTTCTTAAAAATTCTTGGCCCTTCGGGGGATTTCCATTTTTTAATTTGTTTAATGGCTTTACTAGAAATGTGATTAATCATTTTTCTTTTGTTAATCTATTTAAGGTTTTCCAAATATCAGAATTTTCAATCTTATCTTTAAATAACATTAGATTATTTAAATTAGTTTCTATGTTTATGATTCTATTTTTTAAACTTAAGATAGTTTCTTTATAAGGATCATGATTATAATTATCCTCATTATTAAATCTACGACAAAAATAATCATATAATCCTACTAAAAAAGTTTCATTAGAATCACTTGAATTTTTTATTGAATCAATCAATTTATCGCCTTCATAACTCATAGATGCATTTGTTTAGATTTAATCTCTATTTTATTTTTTTTATTATTTTTATAGTTTTCAAATTGTGGATCAACCCCCAATCCAATTTCTCCCCTTTTCCATAAACCTCTTTCAGTTTCTTTATGAGTAAATTCTATTAAGGGAATTGCCCAAAAATTATGATTTTTTTGAATGATTCCACTTTCTTTAATTGCCCTATCTAATTTTTCTTGAGAACTAAAATATCCCAAAATAGGATTATAAAATTCTTTTCTTGGTCTATCCATATAATATTTTAAGCTTTTAAATTTTTGGGGAATTATTTTTATAGATTTTATCATTTAAACTAAATTAATTTTTTTAATTACAGTTTCTAATGTGGGATCATAGTTTGCTCTTTCCCCATCATCTTTTACAAATGCTATTCCATTTAATATTATTTCGTCAGGATAGCCACATAAGTCCCGGGCCGCTCTTAGATTTCTTTTAATGGTTGTACAAAGGGCTCCATAGGTTGAGACTGATGGGGGATTTTCTTCTAACCACAATCCTATAATATGAATATGTCTAGTTTTGTTTTTTAACAATTTATCTATTTCTTCCTTTAAATCTATTTTCTCTAGAGGATTTCTTTTAGGGGGCGAAGATTTTTTCTTCGCAATATTTATATTAGTATTATTATCTATAGTATTATTATTAGTTCGTTTTGGTGAACAGCTCTGTTCATTTTCGTGAACAGTTCTGTTTGTTTCTATGAATAGCTCGTCAATTTTACTATTCAATTTAATGAATAGCTTTTGATTTCCCTGTCTAAAAGTTTTAATATAACCCTCTTGTTCAATTTTTTTTATTCTTGGAGTTAAAGCGCCTAAACTTTTGATTTTAATCAATGGCATATCCCTTAAAAGCGTTTGATAATTTATCCAAGTCCAAATACCCTTTTCATTCTTAATTCTTTGATTTTCTATTTTTTCATTTTTGCTATTACAATAATAATAAATATAATCAATAATAGCACAATCTATTAAATCAAAACTTGTTTTTGATAATACTAATTGATTTATGTTAATGTTATATTTCATTTAATATTTTTAATTTATTAGAAACTGTATTATCTTTTTTAGAATTACCACATTATTTTTCCAGTTTACTAATTATTTTATTTAATTCATCTTTATCTTTTTTTGATTTTATAAATTTTTCAGCCGTTAATTTTAAATTACAGATAAAATTATTTATTGATTCTTTTGGCTCTTTAATTTTTGGAACTAATTTTTTTTCTTCTAAAATTTTTTCATCCAAACAATTTAATATTTCTAAAACAGGAATTTTTCCTATATATCCTAATGGAATTGCACCTATATTTTGATAATTGTTATTTTCTTTTTGTAATTTATTAATAATTATTTGACGAGCTTTATTAGAGGTTTCTTCTAAATCATAACCAAGAATAAAAAAAGAGGCTCCATTTAAAACAGGAGTACTAAAAGTCCAAACACATAAATTAGCCGATGTAAATTTAATTAATTGTTTTTTATCCATTTTTTAGATTAAGTACTAGCGCTATATTCTATAAGGAATATAGCGTCAATATTTAATCAAAATGCATTTCTTCATCAGTAATTGATTCATCAGAAGCTACTTCCTCTGTTTTTTTTGCTCCAGTAATAGGATTTATATCTTCATCATTTTCATTTTTCTTAGCATCAAGTTTTTTTCGTTGTTCAAGAATTTCATCAGAAACTTCCATATCAGTTTTAGAAACCAAAAAGTTTCCAACTTTATTATACTCTCTTCCATCTTTTTGAGTTTTTTTTACTTCAACTAAAAGTCTTAATTGTTTGTCTAACATAGAATTAATATCAGTTTCTGTATAAATTTTTTCCATATCGGGTTCTTTTTTAAAAACTGTTTTCAAAAGTGAATAAAGACTTGAAGCTTTGCCATTTTTAAATCCTGCATTAACTACTGGTTTAATTCTTTTCCAAACTAATCTACCATTTATTTCTGGATCTTCAGAAAGTAATGCAAATCTAAATGCAATTACTTCTTCCATTTCAGAAGGTTTACGGTATTTTGGTTGTTCAACCAATTCAATTCCATCAATAACTGCTTGGTAAGTATCTTCTGGAATGATTTCAAATTCAGTTCCTGTGTCAGTTTTAATTTCCAATTTTTTGTCTAGCATAATATTAAAATTACTTAATTAGTTATATTTATTATATAGATATATAATAAAAATGTCAAGAAAAAATCTGTGGATAACTTTTTATGGCTTAGAAGTTAAAATAGTCCCACAATCTAAACATTTCCAAATTATAATTTTCTTGGTATTTAAATGTTTACAATCAGATATTTCTTTAAGACTTTTTCCACCTTCAGAAATTTCTTTCATTAAATCTGATTCAGTTAAATTAAGGGATTTATCTAACCACTCATTAATTTTTTTTGGTTCAGCTTCAACAGAACTAGTAATCATGTGAAGTTTTGTATATCCAATTTCTGCTAACAAAAAAGGATCTATCTTATATTTCTTTTGAAATACACTATAAACCCTAATTAACATATCAGCTTTACGTCTTCTTGCTTCAGCGGTCGGTCCTGGAAGGGGAAAATCTGGTTGCGAACAAAATTCTCCCCAAGATATTTTTCTACTACGATCTTCTGATTTAAAAGTTTTTTTTCTTTTAATATATTCTAAAATTTTTCCTGCTTCTAAAAATTGAATTTGTCCAACAATCAGAACAGTTTTTAAAAGATTTTTAAGTTTTTGATGAATTGCAGATAAATTAGTTTTACTTTTAATTATTTGACTAAGTGTGTCTTTTTGAACTTCTCTAATTTTTACTAATGTTAAGTTCTTTTTTTGAATTGTCATTTGATTTTAATAATTTAATATTTTTGGGATCTGCCCATTTATTTAATTTAAGCACAGCTTTAAAAGTTTCAAAATCATATTTGGCTTCATAAAGATCAAAATTTTTATCTTTCATTAAATGTAATATAAATAATCTATCTATTTTGATAATCTTCATTTCTTCAATTGCTTCTTTATAAGCTGATAGTTGAAGTTGATTAGAATCATGAACATAATTTGAAGTCTTAAAATCTATCAACCAAGTTTCTCCAAAAAAAGTTTGAATAAGAAGATCCGCAGTTCCGGCAAATTTATATGTTTGAGAATAACATGTTAATTCACGAGCAATAATTCCAAACCGCATTGATTCTAAAAATTTATTATAAGCTATCAAATAAGGCTGAATTTCTATTGGATGTTCTGATATCTTAATTAAATCTCTTGATAATTCAATTGCTTTATGCGTTTTCCTTCCTTTAGAGGCAGCTGCATTTTTTGTTTTATTTGCATCTTTTAAAATTTGATCTATAGAAGAATTTGGTTCTAATAGCGCGGTTTCCGCAACCTTTTTTTGTTTCCAGATATCTAATCCTTTTTTATAAATTATTTGAAGAGCAGTGGTTACAGAAATATAAGGTTCATTATCAATAGTATAATAACCTTTTAAATTTCTGGGTTGTATTATCATTTTAATTTCCTCATATTTATATTAATACAAATTATACCTTTTGTCAAAAAAGTTTTCCACAGATTAATTCGGAAATAATTTCCGATTATTGAATTGGTTCAGAGGGTTTTTCTGATGAATTTGGAAGACTAGGGCTCGCTGGTTTACATTCAAGATACTTCTTATAAAATCCTCTTCCAACAAAAACTAATACACCTAAAATTAAACAAGCAATTCCTGTCCAAAGTTTGGTATTAATCATTGTAACACCAGTACTAACTAAAATAGTTGCGACTGATAGTAAAAGTTCTTTTGAATAATTCATAATTGTTGAACTAATTTTAATCCTTGGTTTAAATGCCAAAGAATATTTTTTTTAATTTCACTTTTATTTTCGACTTTAATTTTATAAATATCACAAATACCAAAATAGATTGCTTCTGCAATTCTGTGTCTGTTATTTATAAAGTAAACCATGTCCTTCTCATTATCAATAAAAGCCATTTCTAAAAGTAAGGCCCAAGGATTTGTTTTTTGAATCCAGTAAAGATATTTATTAACAGATTGATTGTCAGGCTTAGCGCCCCTATTAATTAAACCAGTTATTTCATGATAACGTTTCATTAAAATAGTTGCTTGTTTTTTTCCAGTAAAAATTGCTCTACGATGATAAAAACATTCTGCTCCTTTTCCACCGCCTGCGTTTAGATGTAATGATAAAGCTATTCCATCATTCAGATGTTTAGATTTTTCATTTACAAACTTTACAGAGTCCTCTAAATTCTCTGTGTCAGGAACTACTATAACTTCAAAATTCTTTTGAAGCATTGGAACTAATAGATCTCTTATTCTAACTGTTTCTTCTCTTTCTATTAATCCATTTTTCTTAGCTCCAGGATCATTATTAAAATGACCCGCATTTAAATAAATTATTTTTTTGAGTTTCATTTTTGATTGATTATAATATTTTTTAATTCTTTAGTAGTATCAATATCTTGTTTAACAAGACCATTTAATGTTGTCATTGCTTCTGTATTTTTTTCAACCACTCTTAATACAGAATCCATTGAATCTTGATGAGATTGCTGTAAATGTTTTTGATGATTAAAAACATACTTAGCCCATAAACTTATTGTAATCGCTGCTAAACCTAAACCCCCATATTGTAAATAATCCATTTTAAACCTTTTTTATTTTCCCCCTAATCTGTCTAAGATAAGAATGAATTAAGGGAATTGCTTTCTTATAAAGAATTATTGTTGACCTTTTAACCTTTTGTTTGTTTTTATTTTTAGGTGATTTCAAAGCATAACCTAATGCCCACAAAATTGCTCTTAGTTTGGCAAATTGTCTTATAATTTCAGGTTCAGTCATTTGTTTTTTTTGTTTAGTTGAATAGACTCTTTTACCAGAAATAACTAAACCATGCCAGATTACTCTTAATCTAAGATCATTCCAAAGTTGCTTAATTTGTTTATTTGTAAAAGTTTTATTTTTTATTAATTCTTGATAAGGCATATTAATATTTATATTGTTCTTTTTCTCTTAAAGAATTTTGAAAATCTTTAGGACCAATATGACAATATTCTATTTCTTCTATATAACCTATTTTAAATCCTTTTTTTCTAAGCAGATCTGCTCTATATACTGATCTAGTTGGTTTAGGCTTAGTCTTTAAAAATTCATTTATTGCTCTGGGAGATTGGATTTCTAACATTAATCCTGCATGTGTAGTTGGAGTAAATGTATATGGCCCAAATTTTTCTTGAGGTCCTATTTCCCTGGGTTTAAATCTAGGAGTAACAAATAAATCTCTGGGCGCAGCAACATAATTATCTCCTGCTAATTTATAAAATTCAATTAATTTTGAAAGTATATTATCTGATTTAACATAAATATCATTTCCTAATTCTATTTGAAAATCAAAGGGCTCTTTCATTCCAATTTCTAAAGCTTGAAGATAAGCCGCTGTCCTTCCTACATTTTCTTTATTCTGAATAACAAATCTATCTGGTCCCTCTTTTACCCATTGTTGTAGCCATTCTTGTGTGCCATCAGTTGAATTATTATCAACTATAATATGTTTATAAGGATGATTTGCTTTAAGTCTAAAAACTTCTAGTACTGGAACTGTTAAATGTAATCTATTCCAAGTAATCGTAATAACTAAAATTTTCATGATTCTATAATAATTTTATTTTTTTTCCTCCAAACTTTTTTTGGTTTACCATTTAGTTTACATTTAATTTCATTATCTTTTATTGTGTACATTTGTTCATTCTGAATTCCTCTAGGATCATCTGCATTTCCAACTGAGTATTCATTAAAGACAAAGTAATCTCCTCTTTTAATATCCTGAACTTTTTCTCCTACCTTTAAAACCTCTCCAATCGCATAATTACCTACTCTTAAAGTTCGATTTCTATCTGATTCTGGAATAAGAATTCCACCCGCTAATCGATTATCATAGGCTTTGAATAAAATAAAGTGACCATAAACTTTAATAATATCTTCAATATTCATATATAAATTTAAATTAATTAGTATTAGTTTCTTTTATTTCAAATACATTTCTGCCTATCACAGTTTGAGAATTTATAATCCCACTAAATTTAATTACAAATTTCCCTTCTGAAGAGGGAGCATAATAAAAATAATAAACTCCGGTCATAGATTTAGTTGGAGTTCCTGTTTTAATTTCGGTTCCATGTAGGATCAATTTTTGCTCCCCTGATAGTGTAAAAAGTACATTGAAAATAAATAGAATTTCCCTTTTCAAATTGTTTTATTTTTATTTGTGCCATATTATTGGATTTGAGTATTAAATTCTTTTAAATCTATTTGTGTTTTTAATTCTTTTAAGTCTAGTTTTGTTTTTAATTCTTTTAAGTCTATCTTAATATAGAATTCTTTCCAAAAGAAGCCCGGAGCAAGTAAATAAGCATTTCCTGTAAATGAAGATAGAATATTTTTCTTAAGATTACAATCGCCTTTAAAAGAATCAGAAATAGTTTTCTTTAAATTGCTATCACCTTTAAAGTCATTAGCAATATTTTTTTTAAGATTTGAATCTCCTTTAAAAGAACTTAAGATTGTTTTTTTAAGATTACTATTACCAGTGTAAGTAAAACTAAATTTCTTCTTAAAATTACTATCTCCAGTATAAGAACTAGAAATGTTTTTTTTCAGATTAGCATCTCCAGAAAACTGATTAGATAATGTACTTTTTAAATTGGAATCTCCCGTAAAAGAATCTAAGATAGTTTTTACTAAACAAGAATCAGCTTTAAAAGTATTACTAATTATTTTCTTTAAATTAGAATCTCCTTTAAATGATCCTATTAAATTTTTTCTTAAGTTAACATTACCTGTAAAGATATTAATTTGAGTTTCTTTTAAATTACTATCACCGGTAAAACTAGAAATAACTATCTTCTTTAAATCACTATCTCCAGTAAAGCTATTAAGAACAGTTATTACTAAACAAGAATCAGCTTTAAATGAACTACTAATTACTTTTTTTAGATTACTATCACCAGTATATTGAGAAACAAGGCTTTTCTTTAGGTTAGTATCTCCTGTAAAACTAGAAGAAATTCCTACCTTTTTTAAGTTACTATCACCTTTAAAAGAATCTATAACAGTTTTCTTTAAATCTGTATCCCCAGTATAAGAAGAAGAAAATTCTTTTTTTAAATTTGCATCTCCTGTAAAAGAGCTTGCGAGATTTTTTCTTAGATTAGCATTTCCAGTAAAAGTATTTGATTTGATAATCCAACCTGCCGCATTATAAACAGAAATATTGTATAAACCAACATTGAACATGGTATTGTTAAATTAAAATGCGTTGAATCGCTAAAAATAAATTAAAATTTTGCTATTTGATCTGCAATATCCACTAAAGTTCGTGATAAAAATGTATTTATAATTGCATCCCTTCTGAGTTTTTTTCTATAATCTTTATAGAATTCTTTTAAAAATGAAACCATATCTAGATTTAACTCGACTTTAGTTTTTTCATTTTTCCATGCATCTTCAAATCTATCTTGAAGCTTTCCTAAAATCCTTAATGAATCAATATCATAGTTAGCGGTATCGATTGCGCCAAGAATTTGATTAAATGCAAAAGCATCAGATTGTCTGTAAATTAAATTTCCTTTTAAATCTTTTAGTTCCTTTCCTTTTCGATCTCGAGAAGCTATTTCGGTTAAAGTAAGAACATAAGATTTAGGTTCTTCATCTTTTTCTTTTTTAATGTTTTTTTCATTAGTCATAAAATTTTAATTAGTTAATTATCTCTTTTTTATTTATTTAACATTTTATTAGCCAGCCCTGCGAGAATAATTGTTAGAGTTTGGATGTTCATTAGTTTAATTTATGAATTGCCATAAAACTCATAGTTTTATCTCCAAAAATAGATAAATCTTCGCCAGAAGCTTGGTATACTTGAGCATATACTCTATGATTTGCACCTAAATAAACAATACCACTAACTCCTTGACTCCAATGTCCCGTGGGTTGAGTACCAGCTTCAGTATAAATATACTCATTTGTGTTATCGGGTGTTATAACTCTTAACCTTCTCCAACTCGTTGTTGTGTTGGTAGACCACTTTATCCTTACTATAACCAAATAATAACCCGCTTTTTTTGCCGTAAATGTATGAGTACTGGTATCAAATTCTGATTGAGTGTCCCATTCTTCGGTATCCAATGCAAGTGTTGTATATGTTCCAGTTGGAATAGTTTGGTCAGTGCTTAAATATGCTCTTGCACTTGATTCATCAGTTAATGTTCCTGAACTATTAGAAGTTTTAAAAACCCATTTTGTTGGAATTTGACCAGTTGCTATTGTTCCCTCTGATACTACATCAATCCTTGCACTCTCATCAAAACCTGTGCCATCGTATCCCCTAAATTGAAAACCACCAAGAACATCTCCACTTACAATAGCAGTTTCACTACCGACGGAACCCCTTGATTTATATCCTACAAAATATGCAGCACCAATGCTATCTTTACTCCTTTGTATTGTTATTGGGTTCCAATCATCTCCCTTAAAACTCCAAATCCCAGTAATAACTTCATTAACAGTCTTATCAAGTAAATTAGCAGCTAAAACACCATCATAAGAAGTTGCTGTTATAGCACCACATTCAATATCTCCAGCAAAAGTAGCATTTTGGGAACTATCTATGGTTAGGGCTAATGTTGCACTAGTATATAATTTCATACTATTGTCAGAATGGTCGTACCATATTCTACCAATATCTCCATCTTGTGGGTCACCAAAATTTATTTCACAAATCTTATCATTATCAGATGCTATATAAAATTGGGCATTTACTGCATCCCCATTTCTATTGATATAAATATAACCACCATTTGTTTGAAAATTTCCACTACTTGTTATAGCACCACAACCAAGAGTTCCCATACCAGACACATTATTAGATTTGAAGTCAAAAGCACCCGCACTACTAATTGCTAAACGTTGAGTAGCAATTGCTTCAGTATCACCCGTATAAATTGAAAATTCTCCTGTTTCTTTAAGCCAAATAGCACTTGATGCTTTAGATGTATTATATCGAGTAATTGAAGAGCCCAAGAAATATAGATTTGAACCAAAAAGTAAATCTGAACCAACACTACTACCATCAAAAGAAATAGCAGCGTCTGCAGTAGTTTCTGTATTTTGAAATTTAATTACGGTTTGGTCTCCTGCTCCTGGTAAAATAAAATTCAAAGGCGCTTCGGTATCTGCACTACCAATTGTTATAGCACCATTTATTTTTAAATTCTCATTGTCTTCGTCAAAATAAGAAGTTTGAGCAGCACCTAAATATATATTTCCTTTTGTCGCGTCTGAACTTGATTGTAAAGTTAAGTCTTCACCGCTTGCTGTCCCACCTATTAATGTTTGTCCACCCGCCCTTCCAGCCAATAAAGCGTATTGGGTATGGTCATCATCACTTAAACCAGTAAGGTTACCGTGGTCAGAAACAGCCGTTCCTGTAAAAAATCTTTCTGTCACCATTTGAACCGCGGTAAATGAACTACCGCTTTGAGGTGCAATAATTTTCCCTATTAAAACCCCAAAATCTGTTAAATGAGCTGGTTTTGTTGGTTCTTGGGCAAGCATAGCTTCCGCTAATGTATAACTTCCTACGCCCAATCTAACATAGACATCATCGTCGTCTATATGTTTATAAACCCAATGACAACCGTATTTATTATTTCCTATATTTCCTAATCCACCTGCTCCATCATCATAATGAGCAAAATCAATAACATTTGAAAGTGTTTCTGTCCAGCCACCAGCACCATCTCCTCTAAGTCCTGTAAATTGAGTTATAGAGCTATCATAAGAACTCAGGGGAAATTTATTTATTCCACCATAAGCAATACCTTCTTCCATTGTAAAATTATTTGTGCCAGAATAAGCAATAGCCGAGCCATCATTAAGCTCTAATTCTCTTAATGTTCTTGCTCTCATATGAAGCTTTTCAACTCCATCTTGAAAATTAAAACCACCAGAAATAAAGTGAACATTATCTGAGCTGTCTTTCGCTACTTCTCCAATAGGTATATTTCTTTTATCAGAATCATAAGGATTTGTTTCTGATAAAGAAATTGTTGGCGAGCCATCATTATAATTTAGACATACAATATAAGTTGTATCAGCGGCAGTTATTGTTTGATTATCTTGTTCATCTAAAGAAACCTTGACTAATTCTCCCGTTGAACTATTTGTTTTTCTTAATAAAGCGGTTAATGCGGCAACTTTAAATGAACCCGGATATGTCTCTTGGTCTGAACCTTTTGAAATCTCTCCACCAGAAATTACCATTGGACTATCGGCATAATCTTTTACATCTTCTAAATTATTAATTGCGGTTTCATATTCTTCCATTTGACCAGTTGAAACTAAAATACGAAAAGCAGAACCTTTAGCATGTTCTACTTCTGGGGTTCCCTCTCTAGCTCTTCCATATTGGGATCATCATTAGGATCAGAATAAGTATTTAAATCCCAAATGGTTACTCTAAATAATCCCGTTTGGGGAAATTTAATATTTTCTCCAGTAGTTATTGTAGCTTGGATTGCATCACTAGCAAGAGGATCATTTTCTATAAGAGATTTTGCTCCATTCTTTTTTTCCAAAAATGTACTCGACATATTAAAAAATTAAGCTTTATTTAAAATCCCGGTTTCTATAGCATTAATTTTCATATCTAGCAAGGTAGGTTCCCCCGTAGAGTTTTCTATTGTTCCATCAGGATAAAAGTAAGAAATCTGTTTAATATTTACATCTTTTTTTAAACCAAGCCGTTTTATAGTTGTTTGCCATCCTATCATATAAACATGCATTTTAAAAGCTGTTTTACCTTGGTGTACAACAGTCCTAGTAAACCAAATCAATCTTGCTTTAAGGGGAATTTTTATTAATAAATGTGGTAAATTTACTCCTTCTTTTATAGGAATTAATTGAAAGTATCTTATCTTAAAAAAATCTGGATTAGAAGAATTAAATTTAAAGCCTGTACTTTCACCTGGTTCCTTTTGTTCAATAATTTTTGAAGAATCTAATATTAGTTTATATTTATAATAATTTGTTAATTTCATATTTTAACTTAGCACATTAAGTTATAGTAATCTAATTTAATTCTTGTCAAATAGGAAGTTATATCAATTTTCATCATAACTATAATTATAGGTTTGTTGAGCCATATTTCCTTGATTAGCTGTAGGACTGACATCCATTTGCATTACCAAATAATCTGTTTCATCATTTTCTGAAGTAAGTGTGCCAGAAATACTTAATTGATGATCTGTATCATAATAATTTGTATCTTGTTGAGTGTCGGCAATGGAAGAATCTGTTACAACTGGAGTAAGCCCCGTATCAGTAGTTCCAACATAAATTACAATTCCCGTTCCGGGAGCAGAATTCGGACCCCAGAATTTAAAATTCGTACATTGAGTATCTGGAACAACAGTACATTTCCATCTTAACCATTTTTCATAGGAGTAAGCTGTGCCTACTGCTGGAATTGTAATTGGATAAGCTTCTCTATTTGCTGAAGAGTTGATTGCATTATCTGCGGTAATATAATCAATTCCTGCTCCAGTAATGTCTGTTTCTGATCCTGCATCAACACCATTACAACACATTAGTTTTATTGTAGCGGCCATAAATTTTAATTAGATTGTTTAATTTTTGCCCTATCAAAAGGCACTCCTGGAGATACATTTCTATAAGGGGGAAATTTTTTTGCATCACTCACGACCTTTTTAAAAAGCTTAGCATCACCCCTGTTCTTAATCTCCATCCAAATTTCTTCAGACATAAAAACAGTATTGCCATGACTGGCATCAAATTCTTTTGTCTGATAAGATTTTATATTTCTTGAACCTTTAAAAATTGCTTTTATCATGTCTACATATTAAATAAATTAAATAATTTGTCAATAGTTATTTCCATTCAAACCAAGTTCTAATTATTTGATATCCCATATAATTACTATCAGTATAGATTATTAAATTATCATTTTCAAAAAGTATTATTCTGTAATGTGCTAAAGTGTCAAAACCTCTATATTTAATTATTATATGTTCTTTTTGAACTTCAGGGAATAATCGTTTCATTCTGTTAGCATATTCATAGCATATCCCCCCCCAAGTTCCTATGCTATATTTTGCTAATTGATAACTTTTTAATTGATAAAAAGTTTGTGGCTGTTCTATTTTTTTTGTTCTAATTAAAAATATTAAACAAACCAAGATTACAATCCCCGAAATAATTATCATTTTTTCTAAAATCTTTTTTATCATATTATAAGTGTTAAATCAAATCTCCACCAATTACCTCCAAGATAAACCCTTACCTCGTCATTTGTTGTGTTATAATACATTAAACCATTTGCTGGTGTTCCTGGATCAGAAGCAAGACTTTCTAATACCGGTAATACATCTGTAATTCTATTGCCATCCATACTACCGCCTGCTAACGATAAGAAATTGTCGTCCACATATCCTTTTGTTGCAGCACAAGTAGCATCTACTGGAACTGCTAAATTAGTTATATTATGATTTGTCATACTAAGATTAGCATTGATTAGATTGCCAGTACCAGACGCGCCAACTTGTAATGTTCCTATATATGCCAATCCTTCTATTTCACAATCAGTAATATTAGAAATGTTATTACGATCCATATTGATATTTCCGTTCATAACTCCGCCCGATAATGGCAAAAAGCTTCCGTCTATTGGTCCAACCCAATCATCATCAAATCTATAATATAAATGTCCGTCGCCAGACCAATTAAATAACATACCATTTATTGGTGTTCCTGGAGTAGCAATCGCATCAAACAAAACATAACTTACATCAATAATAGGGTTAGAATCCATATCTATTCCTGCATCCATTGTTCCGCCCGCTGTTGATAAGAAATTATCATCTACATATCCTTTTGTCGCAGCATGTCCCACGTTTGTAGGTGTCCCAACTGTTATAGCTTGGCTGAATGTTGCCGTATTAGCATTAGTAATTGAGTTACCACCCATATTGATATTTCCTGTCATTGTTCCTCCACTTAATCCTAAATATGAAGTTAAGGCAGAATCTATATAACCTTTAGTAGAAGCATCTGTGTCCACTACTGGAGTTGCTAATCCTGTTATTTTATGATTACCCATTGCTATTTCTCCTGTCATAGTTCCTCCAGCAAGAGAAAGATAATCAGAAACTAAATCATCAACATAACCTTTAGTAGTCCCATCTGCAGAATCAGTAGGAGTTGTCATATTATAAATCTTATAAAGTGATTGACAATCTAAATTTCCTCCTAATTGAGGCGTAGAATCATCTTTTACTTCAGCAAGAAAAGCTGCGTTATCAATATAATCTTTAGTAGCAGCATCATCAGAAGCAACAGGAGTTGCTAATCCTGTTATTTTGTGATTGCTCATAGCAATTTCACCAGTCATAGTTCCTCCCGATAATGCTAAAAAACTAGTTAAAGCAGAATCTATATAGCCTTTGGTAGCAGCGTCTGTATTAAAAATAGGAGTTGCTAAACCAGTTATTAAATTATTTCCCATTGCAATTTCACCAGACATTGTTCCACCTGCTAATGGTAAATAAATTCCAGAAGCTGCATCATCTAATTGAATTAAAGAAGTTCCATTATAGAAATATAAATGGTGATTATCTCTAGCAAATATAACTCCCTCAGCTAAATAATCTCCTACTGGATCGCTTACTAATTGATCTAAATATAACTGAGAAAACTTAGCATTATAATCTCCAAGTCGCATTGTAGTTTGAGGAGCAATTACTTGACCAGTTAAACCTATTTCTCCCGTGGAACCAGATTGAGCAGTATAACCATAAAATTGAATTGCAGACTTTACAACACTGCTACCATCACCAGCAGATTTCATAAATAAAGCCCATATTGAAATTCCATCTTTTTCTGGTAACGAAGTTCCAAACTCTTCATTATATTCTTTACCATCTTTTGTCCAAATCTGAACAAAGGGACAAGGATAGTAAGAATCAATCTGATATTTAGTATTAAACCAAAGAATTTTTCCATATTGAGTTCTAACATTTCCACCTGTCTCAATAATATCTCTATAAATATCTAATCTTGGAACACCAATATTTGCATCATTAAGATCTTCTGCTCCAGTTATCTGAGCAAAATCATTAGAATTAGCGCTACCTTCAGAATAAATTTTAATATGAGCACTAACATCAATAGTATAATTTTCTCCACTAGTAAAAATATCTGCAGACAAATCCAATTCTCCACTATCAACATAACCAAGAATTTGTGCGTAAGTATCATCAGTAGTATTATGAACAATTGAACCTACTAAGCCTTTATCAAATTCTCCATTTGCATCATGGAGTTTTTTTGTTTCAGTTGCATCAGCAGTTCCACTCAAAGTAGCTTGTGCGGGATCTAATTCAATTGCATTGTTATAACTAACTAATTGTCTTCCACTAATAATCCAACCTCCTATTTGGCCACTAGATGCAACAATAGTTCCAGTTACATTTGCATTAGAAATTACTGCGCTTCCATCTTTATAAACCCTAAAGGGAGCTGAAGCTCTATTAACAAAAGTATCTCCAGCATAGAAAGCATAGTCACTAGGTACCATTCCCGCAGAATTAACTCCATCATCTTTATAAAGTGCATCAGAAGATATGCTCCATCCACCAATTACACCCGCAGTTGCATAAAAAGTTCCTTTAACTATAAACTGAGCATTGGCTTGATCCCACATAGCATACTGATCATTTTCTAAATCTCCAATAATACAGGTACCTGGCTCTATTGACTCAGTTTGTTCTAAGTATAATCTAAAACGTAAGGAAGCATCTGCATATCCAAACAAACCCTGGTGTCCCATAGCCCAACCTCCTCCACTAATTCCAACATTTGGCCCAATTAAAATTCCCTCATTACTAAGTTTAACAAGGGAATCATGACCTAAATCTAAAACATTTTCAAAAATTCCAGAAGAAATATCTTCGGGTCGTGTTTGACCTTCATTCATTCCGATAGTTCCGCCTCTTACTTTAGTTGATCCAGGCAAGGTAGCTAATCTAATTACAGATTTTCTTCCCATTTGAATAACAGCATTCTGTTGAGAATCTCTTAATATTTCAGCTTTCTGAGGATCATAAGGCTCTAGACACGGATCCTGGGTGTAATTTTTTGGAAATTTTGTTAACATGTTTTTTATATTTAGAAACTATATTTTGTTTACGTGGATAAATTTTAGGAAGGATTCTACGTGCAGCTTGAGCATCTTTTTGTCTTTCGATTCTAAGTAATTCTGCTTCTTTATCTTTTAAATACTGATCAGGCATTCCTCTTCGTATTGGACTAAATATAATATCTGGCAAATCTCTAGCAAATAATTGAGCAACGCCCAAATAAATTTCCATATCAGTCCAAACAATTAATCGTTTACCTTGATACCCTCCAGTTGGATATATAGGGATTCCTCTCATGTATCTAGTATAACCTTTATTCAACATATACAAAGCTTTAATTTGATCTTTGTCTTCTGTTTCTGGCATTGAATGCCAATAGACTCCATAAACTTCAATTATAACATCATATTCTGGAAGAATAAAATCTGGTATCCATCTATTTTCAGCAGTATAAGTTTCAGGTTCATCTTTTAAATGGTATTGAAATTGGAAATGTAAACCTAATTTTACTAGATAATCATAAATCATTTTTTCTGGTACACTTCCTGGAATATTAGGAGTAATACTAGACCAAGCAAATTCTTTGCTCTTAATCTGAGTATTAATATAGTCAAAGTTATTATAACGTCTTTCTTCTAAAGCACGTAATCTTCTATACTTTAATGATTTAGCCATTTTATTTTTTTATTGGAAGCATTTTTGCCATTCCGGTTCCGCATGCTTTACATTTTCCTCTAAGAAAAACCATTTTTTTTCCTCCTTTGGTTTTCTTTACTAGTCTAGTTGGATTAACCATAGGCATAATCTTCTTACATTTAACGCAATAACACTTTACTTCTTGCATTTTTTTAGTTTATTTAATTAAAATTTTAACTTTTCTTTGTCCATTCCTTATGTTATATTTCATATTTGAAACCCACATTTCATATTAAACTTCTCTTAAAACTAAATTAATCCTACTGGAACCCGCACCCTCAGGATCTATTGTTGTTTCAATAGGAGTTCCTGAGGTAATTAAAACTTTATGAACTGATGTTCCAAGTTTAAATATTTTACCTCCTTTAATTGAGCTTAAAGAAACTGGCATAAGATTTTTTCCTGAAACAGTTTCATCAGCATCTGGTGAAAGCTCAGCTGAATAACCACTTAACGCATCTACAGCAATTTGAATTGCAGATAAAGTTTGATTAGAAGAAATAGAATGTTGTAGTATTCCAGATGCATCATAAAATTTAATTAAATTATCTGTTTGATCAATCGTTACACTAAATGCTGAATCATGACTAAATTTAATTGCATCTGTTTCAATATTATCTTGACCTACAAAATTTAATAATTGTTTTTTAGATTTTGTTTCCCAAATATGATCTAAAATTTCTCTTCTTGTATAAGGAAAATCAGAACCATTTTTAGCTTCCAAATTATCTTCAGCTAAAATTGTCATACTAAAACTTTTCTTAGCTTCAGTTTCTTCTAATGGTCTTTCTAGAAAAAACTTCCAAGTAAGATCAGTAACTACAGGAGTTAAAGATCCTGTTTTAGTTAGCTTTATTTTAATTGTTATTCTATTTCCAGTAGTTCCATTACTTAATTCCTTATCTACTTGAAAAGAAGATGCAGTTAAAATAGTATCTGAATAAGAACCGATACTATCATTATTTAAAGCATAAGCAATTGAAACTAAAGAAGAAGCTGGAGATTCAGAAAGAATTACAGAAATATTTTTGTAAAGTTTTTGGAGTCGAATTAAATTTTCATCTATTTTTGAAGTAATCAAATAGCCCGAAGTTTGATAAGCACCATTAATTAAATCCAATACATCAGTTGTTTCATCTGCATAATGAACAAATACTTTTTTAATTGTAGAAGAACCAAAAGAAGAAAGGTGAGAAGGTTCTTTTGACAATTTTTTAACCATAGTAAAATGAGTTGGATTAGAAAAATAACGTTGATTTGATCGAGCTAAATACCACTCATTACTTGAATTCTTTATTAAAACAAAAATATCTTGACCAAGACTTTCTATTCCTGCGCATGATTTAAATGGAAAAGCTTTTGATTGAGAATCTATATTGGTAACAAAAGAAGATTTGCCATCAGTATAAAAAATTCCCTCATTTTCAATAGAAAATAATCCAAAATAATCATACTTAGCAAAGCCTTTAAAATTACTAGTTGATGCTTGGCCACTAAAATCTCTTATTGCATAACCAGAAGAACCAGCGCTTAACATCCATAAACCCCTAGAAGTTCCTAATAAAAATCCTCTTGGGATTGTTAAAGCATTAATTGGAATTCCATCTCCAGAAGGAACAGCCCACAAAGGGTCTGGTGGTTCAGGAATCCAAACTATTCCATCTTCTGATTGACGAATCCCATCATTAAAATATCCATAAATTATTTGACTTTCTACTGAAACAAAATATAAATTCTCAGGTCCAATTTCAGCCCAAATTTCAGAACCTTCCTTATTCCAGATTTCATAAATGAAAGCACTAGTATCAGTTGCTGTCCAATTTGTTCCATCATATGAAACTGCATAACCTGGATCTGTGGGGTTTAATGTGTCTTTTGCCATAATAGTTGATTGATCAGCTCCTCCAATTACACTAATAACAAAAGCATATTCTTCTTCTTTTTTCAAAACAATATCTTCTGAAAAATGAAATGTTACCCATCTATAATTATTTTCACTAGCATTATCATCTCCAAAATTACAGAGAGGGCCGTGTTCCGCAGTCGCAATAGCATCACCATAAGGCTCATGATCATTATTAACATTATAAATTGCACACTCTACATTTCCTGTAGCAACACCTGCTAAAGCTCTCATCATTGTCTTAATCATTCTTATCTTATATTTAGTATTAGTTGTAGTAAAAGTTTGTCCATATTTGTATTTATTACCAGGCAAATCTGCACCTGACCAATTAGAATAAGGATAACTAAAAATCTTATCCCAAGTAGAATATATCCAAGTTGTATTTGCACCCTTACTAGCAAATAAAAAATTATCTGTTTCAAAAAACTGATAAATTTTTCCAGTTCCTGTAGCTTTAACTAAAGTAAAAGTTTCACCATCAGTAGATTTTAAAATATTTCCATCTTCAGTTCCTAAATAAAGAGCCGAAGAAGTACGATAATGTGCACTTACCTTTCCCTTAGAAGTTGGATATTTATCTGCTGGGATTGCAACTAAATCTTTTTCAATCTTAATTTCTCCTGGAGTTGTAATATCAATTCCAGTAGAGAAATAAAAGCGAGATGGATCAACTAAAAAATCTTGACCTAAACCTTTAGAAAAATCAGTGAGCGCGCCAATTTGCCACAAATCTAAATTAGAATATTCAGGTCTACCTTGAGAAAATCGAGTTCCAAATAATGAAGCAGGTACGGTCCTAAAAGAACCTGGATCAATTAAATATCCATAATAATCCAGTTCTATATCATATTTTTGATCTAAATTTATATTTTCCATACTTAAAAAGTATCAACTTGATTTTGACGTTGAAGCATTTTATCACTTAAAATTTCATTACTAATATCTTTAATACAACTTAAAATAAAAAAATGCGAGACATTTCCTGCATAAACCTGATAACGTTTAAATTTAGTTTTATCCATTAAGATTCTAGATAAAGCTTCCTTTCGACAAAGTTTTTTAAGGAAACCAATGTTTTTCATTTCAATAGGAATTTCATCATTTTCATCTGTTAATTCAGTAGCATAATGAGACCACCTAACATAAGTTTTAGAATAGTCAGCAATATTTTTTTGAGGATCTTTATAGGAATCTGGATTAAGATCAACTATTTTTTTCTCTGGAAGATAACACCAATGATCATATTCAACTAATCTTCCATTAGTTGCTTCTAATAAAATTGCATTTACACTTATTAAATCATCAAAGGTACTAGCAGATAAATCTATTTGTAAAGTAGAAGAATCATAAGTTACTTCAGTAGTAGTCTTAATAGCTATATCAATTGCTAGTTCTTTTAATTGAAAATTAATTATTTCTTTCCAATCTTCGGGAGAAAATAATTGGAAATTAGAATCAGAAAAAGAACCTGCTAATTCTTTTATAAAATTTGCTGTAGTCATTTTAAAATATTAATCAATTAACTTTACCTCATGAGGAACTATTCTTCTTTTAAATGGAATAATTCTACCTCTTGTTAACCAAAGTTTTGAAAGTCTTTCTAATTCTTTTCTTAACAAAGGATTATAATATAAATCTAAAGCTATTAAATTATTTTTTTCTATAGCTCTTTTTAAATAATAATTTTGCCAATCTGCTTTTTGCCAATGCGCTCTTGATTTCCAGATACCTGCTCTTATAAATTCTTTTCTAATCTTATCTTGAAGTTTATATGGAACATTAGAAGAATATTTATAATGAATCTTTTCAGCTAAATAAGTTCTAAGCTTAGACTTTGCTAATAAATCTAATCTTAATGGTTCTTCTAAAAATCTTTCAAGAGAATATTTAGAAATCAAATTGTATTGTGGATTAGCTTTTAAATATTTATCTCTTATCCAACTTGGTAATTGTCTAAAAAAAGCTATTCCACCAATTTTATTTCTTTTTAAAAGGCTAGACCAAGCAGACATAGCTTCTCTATAAATACGAGGAATAAACCATTCAGCAATTTTTCCAGATCCAGGTTGATTATAAAAACTTGGCAAATTCTTTCTAAGCAATTCAGCTTTAGCCCACGAAGAACTCTTAATCTCATTATAATAATCTAATACTTTTTTGTCAATATCTAAATATTTTTTACGAATAATTGAATTTGTAAAAAAGATTTCAGGATAAGATTTTATTTCCCAATAATTTTTTAATTCAGGAAAATTATTAAGAAATTTATTTTTAGAATCCCAATCTTCAGCTTCAAAATTAAAATACTGTCTTTGAAGTTTAATCACTTTTCTAATTCCAGGCGGAGAATACCTAATTAAAAATTCTAAAAATTCAGGATGTTTATCTATAAACCTATCCTTTTCAGTCCAAGTTTCTAATTTATCATAAGTCTCAGATAATTCTTGAATTAATCCTTTTTGTTCATCACCATATTGTTTAGAATGACTCTGTAAATATTCTAAAACCTCAGGATTTTTTTCCAAATATTTATTTGCTAAAATTCCTTTTTTTCTCCAATCAAAAAAGTAATCTAAATCTGTACCATATTCTTTAACCGATTGTCTTATTTTAAAATAATCATCAATCTTTTTTCGTAATTCTAAATCTTTAACTGTTAAATCTTTTTGAAAAAATTTCTTAAGATCTAAATTACTTTCTAGGTAATCAGATTTTTTCTTTCTTTCTTCCCAATTATTTGCTGGCATTAATTGATATTTCATCCAAGCAGGAAAAGTTTTTTTAGCTTCAGGATGCTTATCCCAATGACGTAATCTATTTGCTTTATTTTGATCACTAAAATAATATCTAAAATAACGTTGCCAATGTCCCTTATCTGCAAGACTAGAAAGATTTTGCCAAAATTTATAATAAGCAATAATTCCAGGATCTTCAGCTTCCATCATCTTTCTAGCCTCAGCATTCTTATCAGCTAAGAAAAATTCTTGTGCTTTATCTGGAGATAATTTTCCCATTTCTATTTTAAAAGGATAAAGAATTTTATATTTTTTTGGTTGTCTTAATTTTAATTGTTCTTTAAAAGCTAAATGTGATTTAATATATTGTTCATAAATTTCACCCCATTTATCTACTCCTTTTTTATCAACTAATTCTGAAATCTCAAACCATCCAGTATAATAATCATAAACTCCTTTATCTGCTTTATCCCAAATCTTAAGTGCAGATTGAAAAGATTTACTTTTAAAAACTTCCTTAGCTAAATTTGATTTAATTCCTTTTCTTTTATTTTCTTCATCAATAGAAATAGCTTTAAAATATTTCTGAACTTCTGACAAATAGAGTTTAGCTAATGGATGCTTTTTAAAATATATATCTTGAAATTTTTGAGGAGCAGAAAGAATTAAATCATAATATTCTCCCGCAGTATTAGCTAGAGCGAAAATTCGCTCTCTTTCCTTTCTATAATATTCTTCATTTGGATGAGTTTGAAAATAGACATTTCTAGCAATAGTATTTTCAGGAGCCCAAAAGAAATCATTAGCTTTAGCATCACTATCTTCAATAAATTCCTTATCAAAAAATAACTGATTATACTTAGCCATAAAATCAATATACTGAATTGAGTCTAAATGATGGCGCAAATAATATAGCTTAGCTTCTTCGGGAAGATTTTTTACAAATAAATAATAATTTTGTGGACCTTCTTTTTCTACTTTCCTATTAAATTGAAATTGAAGTCTAGTATAAAGTTTATATCCCTTATTCATTTCATTCTTTTCATTCCAATTTTTAACATCATTATATTTTTTTTCAAACCAAATCTTTTCATTTAAATTAGAAATAATTCCATTTTCTAAATTTTCTCTATCTTTAATTTTAGCTTTTTCTAATCTAGAATTAAATTCAAACCATTTTTTAGACATATCATAATCTTCTTCTGATAACCAACCTGATTTAACAGACTCTTCTTTTAACTCCCAAAATCTATCTTTCCACCATGCTGGCATTGTATTAAATAAAGTATAATAACCAACCAAGGAACCTGATTGATAACTTAAATCAACCTTATAACTTAGATCCTGACTTAATTTAGAAAATTCATAAGCCACGGGATCATCTTTAGCTATTGCTTTTCTGCCCTTAATAGCAATTAAATCATTAGAAAAATAAAAACTATCCCTTTTATTTGAGCTATAACCTTTTAAATTTTGTTTTCTATCTATTTGAAATCTTCTAAATAATTCCGCTTTAAATGGAATAATGTCTTTGTCTTCAGGATGATAAACAAAATGTAAATTTTTTATCCACTCAGGAAGCTTCTCAAATTCTACATAATAATTTTTATCATAAGGAGAAATTTGACATTTTTTATAGATAGAACCAATTCGATCATAAGCAGTATTTAAAAGTTCCTTATAATGTTGTATATATTCTGGTTGAGATTCTTTCCATCTTGATTGAAATTCTTTTGACATTCCAGAAATATATTTATCTCGTTTAGCGTAAACTAATCGTTGTTGTTCAGCTGAAAGCTTATCAATATTTTCAGGAATATATGAATAAGCAACTCCTAATTGAGCATAATATTTTGAATCTTCTAATTTTTTTTGCTCTTTAGCTTCCCAACTTCTTAATTTCCACTCTTGAGATTCTTGATTTATTCTACTTTTAATTTCTTCTGGAACTAAATTATCTAAATTATATTTTTCAGCCATTTCTTTAGAAGCTTGAATTGCTTCATCAACTGTATCAAAACGTACATTACCATACCCATCATAAATCTGTGATTCAAATGCTTCTTTAAATCCTACATCAGGATGAGGAATATTTAAAACATCCATCGCGGCTCCGGTAGTAGGAGTAATTTTTGCAACAAATTCTTTTTCTACTTGTTTCATGAAAATCTTAGCTTGCATTTTATCATACTTAGCTTTTTGTTCTCTCCGCCAGCTACTTTCATTAATATCATAATTAAAGTGTTCTTGAAGTAAAGCCTTTGGACCCATATTTCCTTTGGCCGCCATTGATTCTATCCATCTAGTACCATAGCCCTTATGTTGTTCTTCAAGTTCATAATACTTTGAAACTACCTCAAACTTTTCTAAATCATGCATAGCAAGAACTTTTTCATCGGGAGTCCTAGCATTTAAAAGATTAAGCATCTTAGTCTTAGCTATAAAATTCTCCCAAGCTTCATATATAAAAGGATTTTCTTTCTTAGTTTTTTCTATAAGGAAAGGTCTAAGATGGGGCGCGGTTTTTTCATAGAGATTTCCAAATTCCATCCAAGGTTCTTCTTTTAAAATATTAAAACCAAACCATTTAAATAATGATCTAAGCGTAGTAGATTGAATTACAGAAAATTCATCTTCTATAGTAGCACGATCAACTTTAAATAAACTAGGAAACACTATCCCGGCAATTGCTGCAGGTGGAAAATAATTAGAAAGAAAGGTAGGAAAATCAATTAACATATTTAAATTAGGAGCTCCAAATTTATCCATTTCTTTTTTTATTTGTTCATCAGTCCATCCAGTATTATCTTTTAAAATTCTAGAAGTTTCATACCATTTTCTTTTAATTAATAACGCAGTAGTTGTACCAAGCATAGGATCCATTCCTAATCCAAAAGGCATTTGTAATGGATTATCTACAAATCTTAAAAGTTCTTCTTTGGGATTAGCCATCATTCTCCAATAATCAATTATACCAAAAGGCAAATAAGCAAAGGTTCCAGTAAATGGAATAGGAATTCTGTTTTTAAATTGCTCTGGTAAATTTTTAGAAACTTCATCTAAAGCTTCAATAAAAAACTTTCCAGCCCAATAAAATTTTGGGCCTTCTTTTAAAAGTATTTTAGTATAAAGCTCAACACTAAATCTACTAAATGACCAAAATGGACAAATAATTCTAAAAACTCTTTCTGCTCGAGATAAATGAGAATAATCAAAAATATAACTTTTAACTCGCATAGAAGCCTTGGCTAAACTCATTGCTTTATTTTTCATTAAACTATCTAGCAATAAAAGTCTTCGCATCTTCTCGTTTATATTTGCATAAAGAGTTATATCTAATTTTAATAATGTAGCACGTTTCTTAATAGCTGATTTGATTCCAGTTTCTGCCATTAACTTCCATAATTTTGAAGCATAAATAGGATCTTCTAACGCAGTTAACATTCCCATATGAGCAGCTTGTTCTACTGAACTCATGGGAATCTTATATTTTCTAGACCAGTATTGCGGACTAGATAAACTTTTAAAAACTTTTTTAGGTGCCCAGCTTATTGGACTTTTTGCATGAAGTAATCTAATGGTTTTAGGATTAAAAGTAAGATCATAATTCTTTAACAAAAGTTTTAATCTTCTCTTATTCTTAACAGTATTAGGAGCAACAGTTTGCTTTAAAACTTTCCTCATTTCATTCCTACTAACCTTTAAAGGATCTTTAAATAAATTAAACTTTCTTAATTTGGTTGGAATAAAATTTCGATAAAGAGGATAAAATAAACTACGAATATCTCTTCCTAAAAATTTAAGATAAGATGTTGTTAATAAACTAAATTGTCTAGATGAATCTATAAAATATTTAAGGTCATGTGAGGCCATGGTACCCCTTAAACTATCTCCCAACATATTATTTAAATGCCAACCAGGTCTTAAAAATAAAACTCCCCATATCCACATAGTTCTTAAGGTTCTAAGTGGAAGTGATATCATTAAATCAGTAGTTTTTATAGTTTTATCCAATGCTTGTAGGGTTAAAATCATTCCTTTTTCCCCCATAGTTAAAGGAGTACCAACTTTTTTTTCTGCAACCCATTCAAATCCTGAATTGATTAAAGCTTTAAGTTTATTTCCGATAGAGTAAAAAGATAATCTTTTCTGACCCCCAAAACCTAATTTCATTTCTTCTGCTAATTTAAGATAATCATCAAACTTAGACATCTTTCTAGCTAAGATATTTTGAGCAACCTTATTATTTAAAGTTCCAAATTCTTTTAATAAGACATTTTCTAAATTATCTCGAAATTCTCTAGTAAGAATTTTTGAAGTTCCTTTCCATTGAGTTATTAAATCCTTTTTTCCTTTTAATGCATAAGCATTATCTAACCATTCATATGTGCTTTTTCTTAAAGTTCCACGATCAATAGCAGAAACAGGAATAACTTTTTTAAAATCCTTAAAAAAAATATTAAGATCTTTTTTTATTCCATCAAAAACATTTGATTTTAAACCTTGAATTTTTTCGTAAATTTGACCAGCTCCCTTTTTTCCTTTAACATAAGAATAATGAATTTGTTTTGCTTTAGCTGAGCTAATTAATTTAGGATTTATTCCTTCATGTCTTAATTGTTTTAGAGCAGCTTCTCTCATTCCTGAAACTCTTTCAATATATAAATTTACTCCAGCATTTTTAAGTAAACCTAGATTTTCAATATCAGAAAAAGATAACATTGTGGGTAATTCAACCTTAACATGTTTAACTTTACTGCCAATTGCTTTCCTGGTTTTACTAATCCAAAACTTATTATAATCAGGAGAAATTTTAATAGAGTTTTCTAGATCAGATAAGAAATCTGCAACCAATCTCTTTGTTTGTTCGGCAGGAATCTCTTCAACTGTTCTAGGAATGCCAGGACTTTTAAGGTAACTAACTAAATCATCCCAATCTTTTTTTGGAAGAATTTCAGTTAACAATTTCTTTTCTGTTTCATTCATTAAAATTGGTCTCTTTCCTTTTCTAAATTCCCACGTATAACCAGGATAAGTTTTAGTTCTCATTGCTGGAATTCTTTTTAAAGTAAACAATCCTTTATATGTAGCAAATTCCTCTGGAGGAAATAAAGACAAGACTCTTAATCTAACTAAATCAGCATTTTCTCCTACAAAAACTACCTTCTTTTTATTAAAAAAAGCATCTCTAACTTTTCGAGTTAAATTAATTTCTTCTTTAGTAGCGAACTTAGAGCCAATAGGAAAAAAGTTTCTAGAATTTGATTTCCAAATAGTTTTATATTTACTTGAAATTTCTATAGGAATTTTTAAATCTACTGCAACTATAATATTAGTATTAAAATGTCTAAGAGTCTTAAGAGATGCAGCTTCTTTACTCATAGAAATCGGAAATTTAACATTTGCTATTTGTTGAGACTCAATAAATTTTGTAAGTTTTGGAATTGGATAAGCTTTAATCTCAGCTATTTTTAATTTATGTTTCTTTAAATCTATAAGACTAGGTCTTAAAACATTTGGTCCTCTTGAATTAATTATAAAGTTAGTTCTCCATTCCCCAACTAAACCAGTTGCTTTAGATGAAGGATTCTTATGTGAAATATCCCACAAAGCATCTATAAAATCATCCAAATTTTTAATATATTCAGATTTAAAATTAAATAATCCAAAGACTCTTTCCAGACTTTCTACTTTAGGAACATATTGTCTTTGTTTTTGTAAATCAATTGCTATACTTTTAATTGCATTATCAATACTAATTTTTTCAGTGCCTCTAGATTTAGTTAAAATATTTTCAGACATTAACATCTTAGAAGTAATTTCTCCCCTCGATTGAAAACCTTCGGGAATTAAAGTTTGAGTTGGTTTCCAAAGTATACTTTCATCTTTAACATAATCTTTCATAATCGGGCCAGGTTTTTCACCCTTAACCCAAACATTTTGTTTTTTTAAATAGATATATTTCTTTCCAGATTTTTTAGCAGAAATTAATTTCTTATAACCTAAATTTAAAAAGTTAAGATTTTTCTTAGCTAATTCTAATTCAGTTTTAATTGTTCCAAGAAAACTTCCTCTCTCTTCTATAGTATATAAATTTTTAACTTGATCTGTAAAATATCTATCTAATTTAGAATAAACAATTCCTTTTTTTTCTAAATCTAAATCTCTCATTAATTTATTTAATGCTTTGTCTGTTTTTCCTTTTTTAACTGGTTTAATAACTTCTTTAAATCCTTTTCTAAATTGCTCTCTAGTATTGTATTTATTCAAATAAAAAGCTTTCTTAATATCATCAGAAACTTTATTGAAACTCATATCTTTTGGCCATTCAGCTTTAGATAAATTATTCTTATAAGCAATATCTTTTACATAAGCTTTAACCTGGTTAGCCATTAAAGCTCTAGGTTTTCCTAAAACTTTGCCCTTAGTAAAACCGATTGCGATTGTGGTATCAAGCGGTACTCCTTTTAATGAAGTAAAGACTATATTATTTTTTTGTACATAAAATTCTTTAGAAGAAAAAATGGAATTAAGAACTCGTTTTTTTGCACTTAGTATTTCAAATATTTCTATAACCATTCCTTTATGATTTTTTTCTAACTCTTCTAATTCTTCGTATCTAATCCAACTTTTAAATTCTTTAGCTATTGGATCATTAACATCTTTCATTACAAAATTTATATTCTTTTGAATATCATCTATTGCATCATAATCATAACCAAGACTGTACTTTTTTTGAGGAAGCCAATATTTTTTTTGTTCAGCCATTGTTTTTTCAATATCTGCCATTTTTTGTTTAGCAATTTTTTTTCCAAATTGGTCTTCAAGTTTTTTTAATTTACTAGCCCTAACCCCAGCACCAATAGTTTCTGAGGGATAATATTTTCCAGTTTTAAAAATTTTTCTGCTAGGAAGATCTTCTGGAATTTGAGCCCAAAATTCAGCTAACTTTTTTTCAGGAATTACTCCTCCCAAAGTCATTTCATCTAATTGATTTACATTTTTAAGATCATCTATAAATTGAGGTTGATTTAAAACAAACTGAGTTTGACTACCTTTTTGAAAATCTTTTTTTAGTACTTTAGCTCTTCCTTGTGGCAAATAAGTTTCAAATTTCTTTCTAGCATACTCAGCATTTTTATAATCACCTGGAATAATAAAATTCCCACGACTTCCATATTTTTGTACAGCTAATCTAATATCTCTATCAGTATGAAGTTTGGAAGCAGAAGGACAAAATAAAAAATTATTAGCTTGAATATTTAAGGTTTCAGCTTTGATATTCTTTATCTCTTCTATTTTCTGAGGTAAAGATTTTTTTTCGGAAATAATTTCCGAGAATCTTTTTCGACCCCCCTGTTGAATTTCATAAAACAATCTATCAATTTCACTAGGATATCTGCTTCTAAATGGATAACTATTTTTTTCTAATCTAGTAACATATTTAGCAGGAATTAATTTAGAAGTTTTTTTGAAACTTAAAATAGGAAACTTTGAAAGTAAATTATGAATTGTTGCAAACTCTTCAACTTGAGGATTAATAACTAAATCAAAATTCCAACGTCTTCTATAAAGTAACCATTCTCTTTCTGGTTCTTTAATTCCATGAGCTTTAAAAGATTTAATTAATTCAGCTTTTTTTGAAGCAAGGATTTGTTCTTTTTCTAATCCCATTCTTTTATTTAAAAATAAAGTTATAGATCTTTTAATATCATCAGCGCTACCTGTTAAAGATTCAAATAAATCTATAATAGAATTGGGTAGAGAAGCAATTCCCTTTTTCTCATTTTCAAAAATAAGTAAAGCAATTCTATCTTGAGGGGTTAACCAAGCTTTTAATTGTTTATCAGTTTGTCTTTTTACCATCTGAACTAAATCATCTTGATAACGCTTATATTCTAATGGAGAATATTTTTGTAAAAAATAAAGATTTACTGCTTCTTCAAAATAAGCTTTAAAATCTTTTGGATCTTGAATAATTAATTTTTCTTTAGATTTTACTTTAATTATTTTAGACATTCCATGACGAGATGGAAGTCCGCCAAATACAGCATAGCCCTGAGTATTTTTATTAGCATTAAACCATTGCAAAGGTAAAGTATTATAAACATCTTTAGTTTTTGAAACAGGCACAAAATTTTTATCTAACTTTTGAACCTTACCTAATAATTCTTTAAAACTATAAGAATTCATTCCAACCCAATCTTTATTTTTAAATGAATCAAACTTTATACTTTTATAAATTGCATCAAGTAAAGAAGAAGATTGTTTCTTTTGTAATGGAATTTTAATAGGCCATTTAGTAGAAAGAAATGTAGCTTTTGACTTTTGGCCCTTTGCTACTTTTTCTAATTCTTTCATTAAAGCTCTAACTGTCATATCCTTATCTTTAAATCTAACTGTATCTAATAATCGTAAACCTAAGCCACCATGCCCTTGTTTAATACCATTAACTATTTCAGAATAAGTTAAATTTTTTCTAGCCATTAAAGTACTTTCAGAAAAATAACCTGTAATATTATCAAGATAAGTTACTAACTTTGTACCAACTTGACTATACCAATCCTTAATTAAGCCCGGTACCCCTCTCTTTCCTAACTGTTCTACTACAAATTGCTTATTAACTATATCAAAATAATTTTTCCCTTCTTTCTTAAGATTATATAAAATCTTATAGCTATCAGGTAAATTAATAGTAACCTTACTTTCCTTTAAAATCTTTTCTGCATTGAGTAAATTTATTTTAGTTTGCTTAACAGCTTGCTCAATTTTATTTATAGATTTGGGGGTAAATTCTGGCCGAATAAGAAATCTTTCTTTAAATGTTTTTCCCTTCCCAAGTTCTCTCATTAAATTTAATTCTTTAGTAATTTGAGCTTCAGTCTTCTGAGATAAATTTAAAACCTGATTTCTTTCTAACGGAGAAAGTCCATATAAAGTTTTATCTAAATTTTTCTTAAGTAAATATTCTCTTAACCTTGCTGAATGATAATTTTTTACAACTTTATTCAAACCAATCTCTAAAGCTTTCGGACCATTATTTGCAATCTGTTTAATTAAATCAAATCCGTTACCACCAAATTGATTTAAAACTTCCCAAACTAAATTATCAGAAGCAGCAGGAATCTTTCCTTCTAACATTAAAGCCCTTAAAGAATCTTGAAATGTTTTAAGTTTGTCCTTCCCAACTTTAGTTTTTACATTGTCAATAAACAACTTTGAAAAATATCCACTTCTCCATAATTCTCCTTCTTGCGCATACTTCTCAATCTTAGCTAAAACTTTTGGATCTAAATTATCTAAAACTTTTAAGCTCATAAAAGCTTTACGACTATTAATCAAAGAGGGAAACATTTCTTTAAATTTGCCCCCAGGTATGGCATCTAAAGAAGCAAAACTCATTAAATCCTCTGCTAAATCACTAGCCCTAGAATATTCATTTGCAAATTTATATAAATCTTTACGAGTCTTTAATTGATTATAAAGTTGAGGACAAATATTTTTAAAAATTGATTTAGACAAGGATCCTATTCTAGTCCAAAAAATTGAAGTAGGGTCAAGAAAGCCCCATCCTATAAAATCTATTGCAAGCAAAGCTAATCTACCATCTGATGTTTGCTCCATTTTTGTTCTTTCATTAGGTTTAATTAAATTTCTAGGCGCAATATAACCCTGAGTTGGAATTAAAATCCTATCGCCAATACTAAGAACACTATCCTTGTTCAGATTATTTAAGCTTAAAAATTCTTCTTGAATAATTTTAAATTCAGAAGGTAAAACCTCAACTGCTTTCATTCTGCTTTTTATCATAATTTCTTGATAAGAACGAGGATGTCTATAATTTGAATAAAGAGTTGGAAGATAACCGCCCTTTTTTAAATCTATCCATTTAGGAAGATTTTGAATTTCAAATCGTTTACCAGGTGCAATCTTTTGTAAATCAGTTAAATTGGCAGCATCATATAAATTAAAAAAATTAAAACAATTTAAATTCCATAATTTACTTACTAAATTTTTTTCTTTAAAAGGAAATTCTCCAATTGTAGTTAACTCTTCTACTTTTTTTCTTTCCATACCCCACAAATCCCCCGTTTCTTCTAAAACTGTTTGATAAAAAGTTGAACCTATTTGAGATAAAGCAGTAACAGCAACCTCAGCAGCTGGCAAGGTTCTATCCCAGATCCATTGTAATCCAGAAAAAGCATTCTTTGTGACTTCATATCCAATTGGAGTAATGGCTATAGGAAGATCATATTTATAGCCTCCTTCTATAAAATAATTTTTAAAACCAGTAGGAAAAACAACTTGACTCATTATTTTTAATTTATCCTTGGCTAAAATTTCTTCTTGACTTTTTCTAAGTTTTAAAAAGAAACCTTTTTCATCTTCAGCTTTTATTTCCCAACTATGATTCTTCAAGAAAGAAGTAATTGCATTCATGAAATTCCTAGATACAGATTTAAAACTTCTAGCTTCAATATATGCATCCTGAAATTCAGCAACTTTTTTTTCTGACTTAAGTTCAGCTTTTAATAAACTTTTTTGATACTCATGAATAGCATCACCGTAATCAACTAACCAATGAGCAAGTGTGCCCTGTTTTTTAGGATCACCCAAAGCTACTATTCTTTGATTAATTCCTTCAACTAATTTTTGATACTCAGTATATTTATTTTTTATTTCTTCTGTTTGAGATTTCATTTCATTATCTACTTTTGGCCATAAGATAGTTCTTTCTGCATTTAACTTAGCAATTTCTATAACAGGCTGGATAATTTTCTTTTGATCTTCAGATAAATATTTAGCACTTTCTAAAATTGTTTTTTGAAAATAAGGATCTTCTAATAAAGCCCAGGTTTTTTGAAGTTTGGTTGCATCATCTTTTTCCCCAATTAAACGATTCAGAGTCATTAATCTCTGATAGGATTTTTGTTGATCCAAACTTAATCCTAACCAAAATTTATCAGCTTGTTCATCATTTTCAGGATCTAATTTAGAAGCATTATCAATAATTTCTTTCATCTCTGGTGTTAAAAGACTCTCCATTTCTTTTTGTAATTTCTTAACTTCAGGCGTAGAAACCAAAACATCAGTGGGAGATTTAGTTACTCCCAATAAAAAACTTTCACGATTTGGAAACCATGTCTGAACCTTTGTTAAAATTGTTGGATCCTTTATAACTTCTGGATCTGAAATTAAATTAAATATAACATCAGAATATTTATCTAAATTTTTAAAAAGAATATTTTGCCACTTAATAGATTCATTAGTATTCTCTTGCATTCTATTAGTAGCAGGACCAATTTTTTTACTCATTGCTTCTATTTCAGATTGAAGATTTTTTGCCAATCCTGTATCTTTTTCTAAAGTTTCCCAAGGTAAAAATTTTCCCTCCTTGTTAATAAGGCCAATAATGGAACTATCTTCGGCTTTTAAATTTGATTGTTGTAATTGAATATCTTTTTTAATAGAATCTAATTTAGAAATAATATTTTTTAATCTAGCAGTAGTATATTCTGGACTTTCATTTTCTTCTTTTGGTTTAGTAATAATCTTTTTTTCTTCTGAAGATAAATCTATTTTTTCCCCAGCTAAAAAATCTTCAACGGAAGGAATTACTAATTTTCTTTCTTTTTCTTGCTTTTCCTTTAATTTTAATTTTTGTGATTTTTTAATTAATGAAATTAAATCACTGGAAATCGGTCGGAAACCTTTCTTCATAACTGACAAAGAAATAACAGTTTTCGCTGTTGTGTCTAATATTTTAACAGGATCCCAATTAGCAGCATAAGCTTTTTCTTTTTGACCAAGATCAGTAGCTAAATTTTTTTTATCAACAGATATTTTAGTTTGTTTAATACCCTCAGAAATATTTTTAGTATAAGCTGGAAGTAAATTTTTTCCCTTAACAATAATTTCTGGCAATGCTTTAATGCCACCTATTAATAAATTGGATATTGATTGTCTTAAAATCTTCTGAATATCAGCAGGATCTTTAATTTCTCCTGATTTTTTATCAAGAATTTCTTTTACTTTTGGAAATTCTTTAATTAAAACAGAATCTAATTTAGGAATCTTAACTTTAAAAGGACTCTCAACTTTAAAATCCTGGGTTTTATAAGCGGGATTAAGTTTTTGAAAGTCCTCAAATTTTATTTTCTTTGCTTTAAGCCAATCTCCTACGGTTTTACCAGGAGTCAAACGATCATATTCAAATGATTCTTTCTTTAAGGATTTAGAAATCTTTACAGGTTCTAGTTTTGCTACAGATTTAACTTTAGACTTAACAGGAGATGATTTAATTATAGTTGGAGCTAAAGGAAACTTTAAAGCATTAACAAAAATATTAAATTCTCTTGGATCTTTTTTAATAGCTTTAGAAAGTAAAGTATTCTGTTCAAAAGATCCTTTATAATCTGTGCCTAGCTTATATCTTGAGTATAGCTGTTTCCTTCTTTCTACTGAAGGTAGACTCAAGTTTTGTTCTTTAAACAACTTAAATAACGTCATAAAAATTATCTAGTAAAACTCTTTTATTTTTAGTTGGTGTTATAGTACCATCTAGATTTAACTTTAAATTTTTTAATTCACTTCTACAAATTGCAAAACAATATGGTTTTTTTGGAATTAATTTTTTATAATCAGATTGAAAATAACAACAAGATAATCCTAATTTCTTTCCTACTTCTTCAAAACAATTATCATTATCTATCTTACCACCATTATAAATTGCGTCAAGCTCGGGATATTTAGATTTAGCACTTCTCCAATTTCTTCTAAATAATGGAAACATTATACAAGAAAAAAAATGAGAAGCTTTAATTAGACTATCCTGATTTGAACTAGCAAATTTTACTGGAGCTTGAATAAATAAAATTGCTTTGGTTCGAGGACTAAATAATTTATCTGTTATAAAATCTGCTAAAGTAACCCCAAAATAAATTCTAACATAACTAGGATAAAATTTATACTTTCTTATTATCCAACTAAATCTATTTAAATCTGCATTCTTAAATAGAATACTAATTGATGGAGTCCCCCAAGATCTAATATATTTAATCCTTTCTTTAATACTTAAATATCGAATATTATGAAAACATTTAATCCATCTCTTTATATAAAATTTATCTTCGTCTATATAAAGAACAATTTCATATGAACCTCTCATGCTATTAAAAGCTTACTTTTAAATTTATATAATTTGGATTTAAAATTTTTAGAAATATTTAAAAGAACTAATCTAAAATTTTTAGAATAAGTTGCTTCTGAAGTAAACATTTTTAAATTATAAGTAATCTGTAATTTATTTAAGTAGAGGGTGGACAGAGACTTATTATTAGTATAAACAGTAACTAAATTATAAAAATGTTTTTTCTTAGTAATTGGCATATAAATATAAGGAATATTATAAGCTATTCTTGGATAATGTTTAGAATGTAAAACAACTAAATTAGGTTTATGAATTTTAATTTGTTTTACTATTTCTCCCAATCTACAATTAAAAAAATGAATAACATGAATTTTCTTAAATGAAGGAGTAACAATATTAATCTTTTTAGTTTTTAAATATTCCTTAAAAAATTTAGAACTTTCTTTATTAGTAGGAAATATAAATACATTTATCATAAGATTTTTTTAATTAATTAATTTCCAAAATGGATCTATTCTCTTAGCCATCTTAGAATATTTAATTGAAGTTATTAAACTATCTTGTGAATCAGATTGAAATTTAAATGAATTCCATGGCAAAAAACCTTGTGTTCTAGTAACAAATGCAAAATGTAATGCATTAAATTCTCGAGAAAAATTTTGCCAATCTAAACCATTAGAATAAAAAACTCTGGAAACTTTAGGAAATTCTACTTTTGATAAATCAACTTTAACATTAGGATGAAATATAATAGCCCAAAAATATTGTTCCTTTAAATAATTCATAAGAGTATTCATAGCTACAGATTTATCCTCTATTAAAGTTAAAAATTTTTTACATTTAAAATTAACTAAACTCTGATGATTATTTTGAAAAAGAACAAATAAATTTTTTAAGTTTAATAGATCTTGTCTATTCTTTAAATTTGGATGATACCAAGTTATATAACAATAATTTTTTCTTTTCATAAAACAAAGGAGACAAGTACATAAAGTCTTGTCTCCTTATCAAATTCAGATTATGTCTATGCTTCTGTCAAGCCACTAGCCATTGACTGCTTTCTAGCACAACTTGAAGTAAAGGCCAAATAACCTTTATAAGTTGCTTGAAGATAATCTTTGCCTTGATCTTCAATTGATTTCCAACCTTGGGTTCCGAATTGTTTTAAAATTCTAGCATGCAAGAATTGTTCTGTTAATCCGAACAAAAGCCCAGAACCACAGAATGGATCACTTACGATTGGAATACCTTTAAAAGAAAAAGCGCGAAAACCACCATCTAAAACTTTACTACCTAGGGTTAATCTAACTCCTGAATTAGTAGCAGACACAACTTTGGAATAAGTATCTTCATATTTTTGCATAACTCCATCTGAGCATACAATAATAGAAAGAGGAACTCCATCACCATAGCGTTTTGTCCCAACATAGAGATCATTTAAGATCGACCAGTCAAGAATTCCGCCAGTTGTATTTACCTTTCCCTGCCACCAAGAATAACTACTTTTATCAATTCCACCAACAGTACCTGTTGCAGCGACTAGTGCTTGTAAGCCTAAAATATTTTTTCCACTTTCACCAGTATTATCTCCAAAAAGATCAGTTGCCAAATCTTTTCTCAAAGTTTTAGCAGCATTCTTCAACTTGATTGCAGCAATATCAAAAATTCTAGCTTTACCAGCATTCTCTGAAACAGTGAGATTTGGAATTTTGATGGTTGAATGATATTGCTTCCAACTGTATTCAGCTAGAGTCAATACATCTTGATCATCAGCAGCCCAAGTATCACTTGAATCATAAGAACCATGAGAATTACTGGCTTGCGCAGCTTCTTGATATTCAAGGGGTTCAGCAATTTTTCGTCCACCACTAGTTGTCTGAGCCATCCCCCAATTACCTTCTTTCGCAATTTTAAAAATGCGATAGAGTAAAGGAGAATATTTAAAGATCTGATCAACGACTACCGGAGAATAATACTTTAAAGTCGCAGAATTAAGTTCAGCTATTAAGGACATACAAGACTATAAAGTTTTAATTAAACAATTACTCTTCTGTTATCTCCGACTTAGCTTTATTCCTAGCTTCTTCCCAAGGATCGCCCTCAGGTTCAGCTGGATTTTGAGTAGAAGAGTTGGGATTAGAGGAACCAGAAGCTTGAGGTACAGAGACATTTCCTTTTTGCTCTTTAGTAAGCTCTTCTTCTATTTCCTTTTTTATCTCATCACGCATAGCAGCGCGATCTTTTATACGTTGCGCATCTAAAGATTCTGCAATCTCAGATGCTGTTTTACTTGGATCATTTTCAATTTCTCTTAAAATATCAGTTTTGTTAATAGAAGGAAATTCTTTTATTGCTTCATTAACTTCTCTATTCAAATTATCTTCATCAATTTTTTTTTCAATCATTTCCTGTCTTTCAATAATTTTCTTTTGCTTTTCAGTAATTGAATCTCTAAAATCTTGATCTTGTTTAATTGCTTCATCAATTCCATCTTCTTTTTTATCAGACTCAATTGGTTCAGATTTAATTTTTTCTTCCTCAACAACTTCTTTTTCAGCTTCATTAAATAAATCATCACCAGAAGAATTAAATGATTCTTCTTTTTCTTCTTCAAATAAATCAAGTCTAGACTTCAACCCAGAATTAGATTCTTTTATTTCTTCTACAGATTTTTGAATATTTCTAACAGTTTCAACTACTGTTTTTATAGGATCTTCTTTAATTTCTGTAGAATCTTTTTCTTTCACATTATCAGAATCTATAGTTTCAGTTTCTTTAACATCTTTATTTTCTGTATTTTCAGGATCTTTTTTTTCCCCAAATTTAATTTTCATAAAATAAAATTAATTAATTAATTATTTTGATTCTTCTTTTTCTCCACCATAACCATAGTTAGCTGGCAAAGTTTTCTTAATTAAACTACCAGCCGCAGTTCTTCTTTTTTTTCTTTTTTTTGCAGCAGCATATGCTTTAGCATAAACCGCAGCTTTTTCGGGAGTCAATAATGCAACCCCACATTTAGCACATTTAAGTCCTTTTGCTTTCTCAGGTTCAACGTTAACCTTCGCTCCGCATTTAGGACAAACCAAAGTAATTTTAGCCATAAAATTTAATTAGTAAATTAGTTATGTTGTTAAGATTTTCCCCCCGCGTTTAAATTTCCATGAAGGCTTTAAAGGAGATTGAATCTTTAAATAATTATCTTGAAATCTAACTTCAATTGGTTCATGCTTTTGTTTTCCAATACTAATATTTTTCATTTTAGAAATATCAAAAGCTTTCTTTGCTCGCCATAAATAAAATCCAAGAATAAATTTTTTAGCTATTTTTCTTTCTACTAATCTATCAAAATATCTTCCATTAAAATATTTTCCTATAAAAGTTATATCTAAAAAATCTAATTCTCTTCTGTGAACTATACAAGGTTGTAAAGATTCTAATGCAATCATTATTCCCGGTTGTCCACTGGGGGTTCCAATCCCAGGAGGTTTCCAATATTCTGCTTTAATTCTAAGCCATTTAGGACGATCTCTTCTTTCAGCGGTTCCTTCTTTAGTCAAAGCAATTTCAGCTTTCTCTCTTAAAAATTTATTAAGAGCTTTAGATCCTTTAACTAAGGACTGATAGCCTTTAACGGTTCCCATCACTTTATCTTCAAGAGTTCCAGTCCACGGCAACCTAAATGTTGTAAAACCAAACCAAGTTAAGGATCCCTTTTTTAAAATTCTAATATCATAATGAAACTTTCCTTTAGTTAAATGAATAATTGGATCTTCATGATTCTTCAATGCCATCTTAACAATTGACTGAATTTTTGTCAAGGCTTCTTTTCCCTTTCCATAACTTCCCTCATCAAACCATCCATGTAATTGAACAGTAAATTTTCCAGGAATAAACTCAATCCATTCTTCATGGACATCTAAAGGTCCGTGAGCTTTCTTTAAAGCTCGTCTCAAAAACTCTGCTTTAGTTGGTATTCTTTTTGTTCCTTTATAAGTTTTAAAATGAGTTCCACTTTTAGGTTTTATTGTTTCTATTTTCATTATACATTCCTTTAGATCCCAATTCTAAATTTTTTTTATCAATTGTAAGATAAATTTTAGAACTGGGCCGATTACCTTTGAGAATTGAAAAATGTACATCTTTATGATAAGGACCAAGAATATCTTTAACAATTGGAATATCTTTTTGATCTTTAATACAGATATCAATATCATGACTAGATCTTCCCTGAGTAACCAATCCTCCCACTACAAAAATCTTATCTCTATTTCCTTTTAAATTTGCTAACCTTCTCACTACAGAAGTGAGGAGAAAAATTTTTTTATTCATATTATTCATCAAATTTTAAATGAGTTCCATACCAATCACCAAGTTTGTCTGCCACATATTTATAACTTCCGGTTCCCCTTAATTGATTTTCTAATTTAAACAATTGTCCTACCATATAATTAGAGGCTCCTACATAATTTCCTTTCTTTAAGTAATTATCAATATTCTTAACCGCAGTATTATAATTTTTCCTTCCCATTATTGTAGATGGCAAATCTTTAGAAAATCTTTTTAATAATGCTTTACGTGCTTGATTAGCTTCAGTCTCTGACTTAGCCGTTTTAATTTTTTCACCCATTAATTTAACAATTGGCATCAAATACTTAGAAGTTTTTTTTCCTCTACTTTTAATTAAATCTTTTTTTTCATATTGTTTCTTTAATAAGACTGGAGTTTTTTTCAATAAAGATTTAGCAGTTACGCTACGAGGATTTGCTATCTTATCAAAATAATCCTTTATAGCAAAAGATTTAGCAGTTGCTCTACGAGGATCTGAAGCCTTTAACAGAGGAACCCATTTCTTTTTTTTTGCATCATAGCCATAAGCATCTTTAGAGGTTGGTTTCATTCCAATTTTTCTAGCAGCTTTAATAGCTTTATTAAGATTGGATTCGAAGATACGAGTTGGTTTTCCATCTCGTTCTCCTTTGATATAAAATTTAGTATAATTAGCCATAAACTTTTTTAACATTAGCAATTAATCTTTTATTTTCTTTGACCTTCCAAGCAGCATGTTTAGGCAACCATTCTTTCCAGGTCGCCTCAGTGCCACCATGAGAAAGATAATGTTCCTTAACAAATGCTAAAGTATCAGGTCCAGAAATTCCCTTTTGTTTTAAAGAAGTTGTAGCCCCAAGTTTTCCTTTTATATCTTTAGGACGAGGCGCAAACCAACCCAAAGCTCCATCTGGTCTTAAAGTAAAGTGATCAACCATAACTCTAATGGTGTCACCTGGCTTGGCCTTTACTTCTCCTTGTGCATAAGTTTGTCCCATATAAGTTCCATCTCTCAAAACACAATGAAAAATAGGAAGATTATTTTTAGTTTTTTCCACAGCTATAACCTTAACATCTAAATCAGCTGTTTTCTTGCAATTATGAACTATTATAGCAGAAGCAATTTCTGGACATTCACCCTCTAATTCAAAGTCATAAAGAAATTCTGAATGCTTATTATAAGTAACAATAGATCTAATTCGTCCCCAATTTTTCTTATACATTTTATCTAGAATTCTAATTTTCCAATAAATGAAAGACTTGTTCTTATATTTAGAATCATAAAAGCTTATACTTAAAGGCATTCCATGGCTTCTTCCTAATAAATAGAATTTCATAATTAATGGATTATCAATAGAACATCCTTTATCTCCTATCCACCATCCATCAAATAAAGATTGAAATTCCTCTTTAGTTAAATAATCTATAAACTGGGGGAGAATTTTAGTATGTCCTATATGCCAACCATTTCTTTTTCCTTGTGAGAAATTTTGAGCAAGCCAGTTAGCAAATCCCATATCAAATATAGTTAAAACATAACAATCATTCTTCATCTTAATAATTTTTCCTTCTTCTATTCCCAGGGTCTGGATCGCTATCTGTTGAGCTTTCTTTAAAAGAGATAAATTTTTGTTAGATATAAATACAGACTTATTCCAACTTCCCTCTGCTAAAATTAATCCAACTAGCCACCAAAAATCTTTTGAAAGTTTTATTTCCTTTTCATACTTTGGAACTCTGCTTAATTTAATACTTTTAATTTTTCCTTTTAATCGCTTATAAATAGGAAGACTTAAAAAGTCATTAGCTTTTCTAACATAATTTTCTCTTAAAGCCCCCCTTTTAAACCTAAGTTTATCCAATTCAATCCATTTTTTGCCTGATTTAATTAAATGATCAGAAGTAAATTTAACAGGGAAAGTTCCAAAAGTTTTTAGTTCCATTATTTTATCTAATGAAGTTACTTTTCTTTTCATTATGTTTTTAATTCCCACAAATTTTCCTTGACCATTTAAAATTTTATCATCAGCCTTTATATTCTTTGCTCTTACCATTCCACGATCTGTAAAGATATAAGTATCACCATGAGCACATTTATACATAGAATGAGTTGCCCAATAAGCAGCATCAATATCTCTAATAACTACTCCTTCATTAGAAGTTACTAATTTACTAGCTTTAGCTAACTGATCTCGAGAAGCATTAGTAGTTTTTACTCTACGAATTTTTCCTTTTGTCTGTCCGGGTTTAATTTTTAAATTAAGTAATCTATATCTATCTATAAAAGGTTTATCAGCTAAAGATTTTCCATTAAGATAAAGAATATCCCAGACCACAAACTCTAAAGCTTTTTTTTCTTCATTTGAAACAGGAGATTTTTTATGAATAAAACCTGTAACATTTTCATGTTTAACTCCTTTTAAAGAAAGTTCACCATCTAATAAAACACTTTGAGTTTTGAATAAATTACGAATTGAATCGGCTACCAAAATTAATTTTTGTGCATTAATTTCATTTCCCGTATCAGTAAAAAACTTTATAGTTTCATTATCTTTCCAACAAAAAGTTCTTATTCCATCTATTTTTTCTGAAACATTATAAGTTCCAGCAGGAATAATTTCTTTTAATCTAGCAGGAGAAAAAATTTCATAAGGTTGAAAAGCTTTCTTTTCTGGTTTAGCTGGAGGAGGAAGCTTAAAAGGACTTAAAGAAACTGGTTTTAAATCTCCAGTATAAGGAACTCCAGTATGTTCTGTTCGTAAAGGAATAGGAGCTTTTACAAAATTTTTAATACCAGGTTTCCTTTCCCATTCAACTGGTTCTTCAAATTTGTGAAACTCAAATAAGTATCCATATAAAGTCTTTTCATCCCACCATTTTTTTCTTTGTTCATCAGAAATTAAATGATACTTTTCAGTTTCTTTAAATCGCTTAGGCCCAATCTTAAATACTATTCTAGGAATTAAAATTCCATAAGCATATTTAGAACCAAGTAATATTTGAGGTTTATCTATAATATCAAATAAACGAGACTTGATAATCATTAATTTTTTTCCAGAATAAATATCTGGAGCATGGGGATCTACTAAATAAAGTCCAGGATATTTTTGAATAAACTTTCCAACCGATTCCTTTTTAATTCCCATCTTAGATAATTCAATAAGTTTTTCTAAAATCTGTTTAAATTTAGAAACTTCTGGAGCCTGCGAAGATTTTTTTACAATTGAACTTTCTTTTTTTACTTCTTCTTTTTGTTCTGGCTTTTCAATTTCCTTTTCTTTTTTAGGTTCGGAAATTATTTCCGGTTTTGGTTCAGACTCTATAATATTTGGAGCACTTTCAGATCTAGTTCCATCTATATAAATTCTCTCTTCCAAATCAGATAAAAGAAATCTAGTTTTTTCAACATCTTTTTCTTTGACTTGAACAACCGCTTTGTCTGAACCAGATAAAATAATATCAGGAGTATAATCCAAAACTGATGAAAGAGTTTGAGAAATCTTTTGATTAAGACTTAAAGGTTGTTGTTTTAATTTTTCTGCTAAGTCTCTTTGCTCAAGCATCTCAGTTTCTATTTCATCTCTAATTCTATTTGGATTGGGATAACCTAATTCTTTTAATGATTGTTTTCTAGAAATCAGGCCTTCTTTTCTTTTCCTTAAAATAAATGTTTGTTCCATCATAGTCCTGGAAGAAGAAGAAGGAAGTAATTCTATAGTAGATTTAAAAGTTCCTTCTCTTAAAACAGAAGATGAAAGTGAATCAAATTCTTTTATAAATTGTAATCGATGAGTCTGTATATATTTTAAATAATAATCAGCTAAGTTTTCTAACGCATCTTTAATTCGATTTGAATAAAAAACAAATTGACGAAGTGATGCTCTAATCATAGCTTCTACTGCACCTTTCTCACGAACTGATCCAACCCTTGCAATTGAACCAGTTCCAAATAATTGTAAAATTTGATTAAGTAAATTTTGTTGATGGATTAAAACATACTCAGGAAGCTGTGCTGGTTGTTTATAACTAATATCTCCTATTTCACTTTTACCCACAATAATATTTTTATCTCCTTCTTGAAGCTCAGATTTAAGTCTATTGATATCTATCTGTGCTTCCTTGTCATAGACTAACAAAGCTCTAGCTTGAGCATGAGAAGCATGATCAATTGACAAGGTTATCTTTTTATATTTTTCCATTAAAGGAATGGCTTTACTCATTAAAGGCAAAGCATAAAACTGAGATTGACTTAAAGATTCATTGACTTTAAAAAAAGGATAAATAAAAGGTTCGGGAAACTGATCTTTAAATAAAACTTCTCCAGTTGGAACAGTTAAAATTCTAGAATTTAAATCTTTACTCCATAGATCTTGAATTCTAATTGAAGTACAATCTTCTAATTTTTGAATATCAGAATAAACTTTACTGTTAACTCTGGGATCTGAAGCTGGAGAAGCAATTCCTTTTAATAGATCAGCCTTGGATGGAAAAGTTAAACGAATTAAAAAAGGCTGATCTTGAATATTGGCTATCTCCGGATTCCCAGGAATAAAATCTGAAGCTGATAAAGAATAAAATCTTTTCAATATCGGATCTAAATAAAAAACCGAGTAAGAATGATTTATCATTTCAAATAATGAAGAAAGTCCCAATGAAGAAAAATTTTTAAAGAGATCAGAAAGTTTTTTTGAAAGCATATTCGCAAACTCTTCACTTCCTTTAATTTTTCGTATTGCGCCAACTGGATCAACCTTAACAGATATCATCGTATTTCCCATTTCTTGAAACATTACTTGTAAAGGAATTAAACAAGAATTAAATGCAGAAGGAGTAACTGATTCCATAGAACTAATAAAATCTCCATATGCATATCTTCCCTGATTATAAGAAATAATTTCCTGATCTTTACCCCAAAAAAAATAAGAAATATTTTTTTCAGTTGCAGTCAAAAAATTATTATGAACTTCATGAGCTGCACTAATTTGACTTGAGAAATCTTTAATCTCCATAAATTTAAATCTCTTTAATTAAATCCCACGATTCAGAATCTTTGTTTCTTCTTAATGCTTTTATGAAATCGGGATCTTCCATAAAAGTTTTTACTTTCTTTTCTTCCTCTTTTTTAATTTCCTTTTTTTCAATTTTAATTGGCATTAAAAGTGATGCACCAATAGTAAAAAATGATAAAGCAAATGCATAATGATCCTCACCTATTTTCTTATATCTTCTTTTAAAACTCCCATTAACTTCTTTTTCCTCTGGTATTATATTTCCAAGATGCTTTTTAAAAAGATCTTGATGAGAAACGCTTTTATTTATTTTTAAAATTCCTTTCTCTAAAGTTTCAAACATATCATCTAAAATCATAGTCCTGTCTGCGCTAACAATTCCAGTTTTATAATCAACTATTATTGGTTCAGAAACTTTTAGAGATCTATCTCTTTCATTAGCCAAAAGGAATTTAGTTTTACTATATTGCTTTTGAAAAATCCTCCCTAAATGTTTATTTGGAAGCGCATCCATTACAATTAAATCAGGTTTTAATGTCGAAATCATATCATTAATATCAGCAGGCAATTCAGTTTCAGCATTATAATCTATAATCCTAAATGACTTTCCGGCAATCCCGCTAGTCACAAAAAATTTATCTCCTTGGTCTATACCCATAATCCGTTTTCCTTCTTTTAATTTAGAATCAGTCAAAAAGGTTTTAAATTTAGACTTAACATCAATCCCACTTCCTTCATAAGCTTCACCCAAAACAAATCTATAAAAATTTTCCTTCTTTTTATTTTGAAAATCATCTAAAATATCTTGTGCAGAAAACCATGGAGCCATTAAACGATTAAAAGAATAACCTACCATTTCTCTATCGGGATAAACGGGTTTCCAAAATCCTTTTCTTCTATCATCATCTGAAAGTGGACGATTACAGCTACGACATACAAATGTTTTTCTTTCCTTATCAATTGAGTCTGGCCAAACCAAACGTTGAACATGCTTGCAAATAGGACAAGTAACATACCAATAATTCTGAGTTGAATCTTCAAACTCTTTTGCTATTCCATAATTAGGAATTGTAGGATTACCTACCATCCAATTTATTCTTAAAGAATCCGAACCTTTTAATCTTTCGGTATACATTTCTTTAATTCCCTGTTCCTGATAATCCCATTCGTCTCCTATCCAGATATCAATTGAAACACTTAAAGCTCTAGACATTGACCTTGAACCTCTAAAATAAAAGAATGAATCAGCAATCTTTTTTAATTGAATAGAATAAACTTTATCTTCTTTTCTAACACCTTCAGCAAATCTACTAAGATTAGAACCTAAAACAATCGGATCAAATTTAGTTCTAACAAAATCTTTAACATCATCATCAGTTGGTAAAGTATAAAGAGTTGAAGTTCTTTTTGCCATTACATCAGATAAATAAAGAATCTTACAAAGTAATGCTAATGAAACACCAATCTGAGAACATTTTTTAACTACAATTTTTTTGTTGAAATTACTAAATAAGTCCCTAATAAAAGCATGATCTTTAAATTCAAATGGCATTCCCCTATCAGTTAAAATACCAGTATCGTCTAACCATTTAAAAATGGCAGTATCTTTTTTTTTCAATCTATTCATATTATTTAAAAAAGAATTTATAAGAATGTAAAAGATCAAATACAAATAAAAATAAAGTGATTACCGAAATTATTTTAAAACTTAAAGCAGTATTTAAATTTGAAATAAAAATTGTCCCTGCTAAAAAAAATATAGATAAAGAACAACTAATAATAATAAATTTACTAAATCTTCCTAATGTTTTTATATGAGGATAATCTTGATAACAGTTTGATTTTTCTTTTTTCTCTGAATCTAAAGGGGGAATTACTACCGATGGTTTTTTAATCTCTTCTTTTTTTACCTCCTTTAATTGAGTAATCATAATTTTTTAATTTTATTTTGATTAATTCTATATAAATATTTATCAGTTTTAGTTTCGATTAACCAAGTAATTTTCTCCCCCTTTCTGGCTAACTTAGCTTCTTGAGTATTCTTATAAGGGTTTTGTTCTATTAACATATAAGAACCAAATAAATAATAACGCAAATCTTTTCCAGTCCCACGAATTTTAATTTTATTCAAAACAAACGGTTTATTATCAACCCAACATTGATGTTTATTTTCAAAAAGATTTAAATGAATTCTAAATAAAACTTTAACTAATTTAGGTAAAATCATAATACGTAGGAAATTTAATTATATTTTAGATAAAAGAAAAAAAAAGTCAAGACCCTGGCAATAAAAGCCAGAGTCCTAACTTTTTTTTCATGAATCCTAAACTTTTTCTTTACATTGAGAAATAAAATTAGCCATTTCTAAAATTAAAAAATCTATCTTGAATTCTTTTCTATTATTAAGTTTACAAAATTTAAAAAATAATTCAATACTTGATAAATTTTTAATACAAATCAATTTATTACATTCCTTAACATTCCATTTTTCATCAGGTTTATATATTGCATATTTCTTTAAATCCTTTAAGCCATATTTATTAATTAACATTCCATTCACAACATAATCACAAGCTTTCTGAAACAGAAATTCACAATCAGGTTTTTTAATAAAAGGATGCAAAAGAATTAAATGCATAATTTCATGCGCAATAATTAATTGTATTTCTTCCCAACTCTTTTTAGAATTCTTTTTATAACCAAAAACTAATTCATGATTAATACTCCAACAATCAGATTCTTCATACGTTAAAAGACTTTTTACTACATCAAAGTAACTAGGTAAATTTAAACTTTGTAAAGAAAAGTTTTTAATTTTATTTATCATTTTTTTAATTTCTGTAATAATTCATAAGACTTAATTTTTTTAGTAAACTTTTCATAATCTGATAAAATCAAATCAAATTTAAATTTATTTGATCTATAAAAATCATTAAGACTTTTATCAATTTCATTCCATTTACTTAGGAATCCTCTAAGTTGAGTTTCATATTTTTCTAATCTTTCAAAATCATCAATTTTCTTTTTAATATTTAATTCATAACGATAATCAATTGAAAAATAATCAGAAGAAGAAAGAGAATATCCATTACCTAAAATTCCTCTACAGATTCTTGATATAGAATAACCAAAGAAATCAAAAAATCCTATTTTATTTCGATAATTACTGGAAACCTTAGAACCAAATTCTAAATTAAGAGTTGGTTCACCAGATTTTAATGATAATGATCTAGAAAAATCAAACTTTAAAAATCCCATTTCATTTTCACATTTAAAAGGAAACTCCCAATACATTTTATAATCAGAATTAAAATGTTTAATTAAAGTTATTAATAAATCTAAATTACTATGATTAATTTTTTTAGCAGAATATAAAGCAGGTTCTAAATCTATAATCAAATCCTCTGAATTAAGAAAAAGCTGATTATCTTTAATAAGCTTAGAACTTTCAATTAATAAACTAAATTGATTAAAAGAATCATAAGATGACTTACCTTTTATTCCAAAGTTTCTATGAAAAATAGGATTTTTAAGATTATTATAATTAGAAATAGAACTTTTTACTACAACTAAGGGAACCCTAAGAGGATATGGAATTGATCTAACCAGATAATCCATATTATTAGATTCATTCCAGATTATTTTCTGAACTCTACTCATTAGTTTAATTACTGGATGATTCGAAATAGTTTCTATTAATTTTACTCTTAATTTAAAATCAGATTGTTGTAGTTTAATAATCTTCTTTAATGATTTATCTGCTTCTTCAAAGATATTTTTTTCCATACAATTATTTTTTAAGTAATTTAATTAAACTTAATGACCTTTTCTCATAACAAGATAATTTTTCAGCTTCTACATTTATTACATCAATAAGCCTTCTAATTTTATCAAGAGTATTAATTAAAATATTACTTTGTAAAGCAGAAAGTAAATTTGTTATCTTATCTTCTTTGCAAAGATCATACTTTAATGAATCTATAAAATCAAAAACAGGATATTTTTTAATCGCTTCATCATAATTTAACAATAAAAAATTATCTATTTCTTTATAAACCAATTCAAATCTGAATTTAGGATCAAGTCTGGATACTTCATTATTATCTTTCGAAAATAAAAATTTAAAAGATTCTACATTATAATAAGATCCCACTCTGCATATAATAGCATTTTCAGTAATTTCAAAATTAGATTCAGGTAAGTTAATCATAATTGAATTATAACCACAAACATTATAAAGATCGAGTTCCTCAATTACATCTTGAATTTTTTTCTTAATTTTCAGGAGCTTTAAAAATAGAGCTTTATTTACCGCTGGATGTTCATAAATTACTGATAAATCTAATTTATTCAAAAACCATTTGTTATTTTCTTGATAAATTTTAAGATCTTTATCAAAAAGTGCTATTAATTTTTTTAAGGGAAGCTGACATTTATAATGAAAAAAATCAGCTCCTACTTTTGAATCCCAAGAAATATATGGACGAAAAGTAAAACCATCTATAACTATCCTTTCTAATTTTACACAAGCAAAATATAATGCATAATTCAAATTAGATTGAAATCTTTTAACTACTTTTAAAAGATTAAAAGCTTCTAAATATTTTTTCTTTCTTAATTCTCTTTCTAAATTTAAATGAAATTTTATTTTTTCTTTTGCTAATTTAAATTGTGCATTAAGTTTTTGTGTAGAATACTTATTTTCTACTTCTTGTTGTTCCTTTTCTATTCTAAGATCTATTTCCTTTAATTCTTCAAAATATTTTAGAATATCTGATTTTAAAGGAAGTTTAAATTTTTCAATTTTATTTTTCTTTATTTCCATTTTCTTTATTTAATTTTAATAATGAAAGAAAAGCCCGACTAAACTCTCTTGCTTCTTCTAAACTTTTACAACGAAAAATAAAACTACCTTGATCCATCGTTCTTAATAATCTATAATCAGGAGAATACGAACCTTGAGTTTCTACTTTTTTATCAATTGAAAATGATAACTTAAAATCATATATTTCTTTTTGAACTTTAATTTTTGTTTCTGCCATAATATTTATTTTAGACTTAATCTTTTTCCAAATGGGGGCTCAATATTTGAAGTAATAACCCAAATCACCTCAAAAGGTAAATTAGAATTTTGAGGAAAACTTCCACACCCATCTGTAAAATATATAAGACAATCGACTGGTTGTCTTAATTTTGTTTTAATCCAATTAAATACTGGACGAAAATCTGTTCCTCCTCCTCCAGTCATTTTAATCTTCTTTAATTTCTCCTGTTCATTATCTTTGAAATTATAAACATTATGTACTTTAGAATCACAACCAAGTACAATCATTTCAACAGCACCTCTGTAATCAACATAGATTCCATAAAGTTCGGAAATAATTTCCGAATATTCTTTATCTGAAATTGAACCTGAAGTATCAACTCCTATTACACAACGTAAGCCTTTAACTTTAGTAGAAGCAGGAAAATACCAAGGAAGCCAACGTTTACTTGGACGACTCCAAGATCTTTCTTTAATTAATCGAGCAAATCTTCCGTGTAACCAAGAATTCCAAGTAATTTTATGCGCTCTTAAAGAATTTAAAGCTCTTGAAATTTCTCCTGGTAAAAGTCCTTGAATCTTAATTGAATTAACTCTATCGGTCCATAAATCTTTAGCTTGTTGTAATTTTTCTGCTGAAATTTCTGAATACTTTTTTGATTGTGACTTAGATCCTGATTTAGACTCCTTATTTTGATCTCTATCAGAAACAATTATTAAATCTTGTCTATATTTTTTATCTTTCAAAGTCTCATAAACTTTTTCTAATTCATAATAAATTTGTTCAGTAGTTTTCTCGTCAATTTTTTCTATTTTAATTTTATCCATTTCCCAACTATGATTATAATTAGGAAGAAATCCATCCTTCGGCAAATTTACTTTATATTTTTCTCCATTTAATAACAAATCATTTATTTTTAAATCAGCAGCAATATTATATAATTTCTTATCAAAAACTTTTGATCTTACAGGATGCAAGAAAGCTAAATGTAATATTTCATGCATAAGAACTCCTTTCAATTCATTAAAAGCTAAAGCATCAACCCATTTAGAATTTACAAATAATTCTCCCAATTGATTAACACCCATTGTTGGACAAATTTTATCATTTACAATAGGAATTAAATAAGAAGCTAGCTGTCCAAAGAAAGGTTGATCAACTAACATTTGAATTTTTGCTTTCATAAATCTTTCTTTATTCATTATCATCACCAAAATAGACTCCTAAATTTTCCATTATCTTAACAATTTTTGGACATTCTAAAAGTTTCGGCAATCTTCTTTTTCCTTTACTATTTCCTATTAACATTTTCAAAAAAGCAGTTTGAAATTCTAAATCTAGGAATGTTATAACTCCTTCGACTTGAGCTGGAGTTAATTTATTATGATTCCATCTATCTTGTAAAGTAGCAATTACTGCATACAGCAATGAAATTTTTTCAGGTTCTTTAGATATTTTTTCAATTTCTAATTTCGGATTCTTTATTAAATCATCTATTTTTAATTTAGAAGCTAGTGTAATAAATCCTATAAATTTTGCGCCTGCGCCATTACCAACCGCAGAAGAAACAAATATTCTTAATTGAGAAGATTTAATTTTTGGATTTGCATTCATAAAATCAGATATTGATTCCCACATACATGGAAAAGGATTAGCTTTTAATTCAAGCATCTTTTCATCATAAGGTTGAGGAAATAATTCAGATGGATAATTAAGTAAAAAAGCAATCACCATTGGATTTCCCCCTATCTTAGAAAAATAATCTGTAATTTCTTTTGAGTCAGGTACCACTTCTAAATGATGAAATCTTCTAAGTAAAGCTAATCTTAATCTTCCAACATTACTAAAATCACTTTCATCATTACTAGCAGCAATTCTCCAATATTTTAATTTACCTTCTTTGTCTACAACAGGAGGAAGGTTAGAATATCTTCCCTCTAAAATATACATATACATACTCTTACGAACAATTTCATCAGCTAAATTCATTTCATCAAAGAAAATAATTCCTTGGCCATCCCGAGGAAGTTCTGCTCCTGGAATAAATACAGTTGTATTGTTTTTTATTTCTGGCATTCCTCTTAAATCTGGAGCATCAAATTGTGATAAAGGAATTACTTTACATGTAAAGATATCTGGACCAAATTCATCTTCAGAATATTTTAATTTTTGTCTAACCGCTTCTTCTTGTGCAAATTGTCTAATAATAGAAGACTTTGCAGTACTTGGTTTTCCCCATAAATACAAAGGTTTGTTTAACTTGTAATAATAAGGAAGCAACTCATTAAGTTGCTTTAAATTTACTGGATACATAAGCTTTTTTTTATTAACTTAATTATATAAGACTAAATTCATCTCTTAAAAAGGTTCAATTTTATTTATCTCTTTAGTAACCTCTTTAAGCATTCCTGCTTCTTGTTTAACTCTAAGCCAAACATAATAATCATTTGCTAATTCTTGAACATTCTTTAAATTAGTGGTATCTATTTTATCCCAAGCATTTATTGCTGCCCTTAAGGCAACTCTAGCAGAAATACTTCTATTTTTTATATCTGAAATAGAAGAATAACTATTAAATTTTGGCAAATCCTTAATTACTTTCATAATTCTTTCAGTAATCTTACTAGCATCACCATGTTTAACTATTTCTTCAATAGTTTTTTTAAGTTCTTTCATATAAATTTTTTTAATTAATTAAATCTTTAAGTTTTTTTCTCATGCTTCATTTCATCCCAACATTTCTTACAATAATTAGGATGCTTGGGATAAAATTCTCCATGATAAACCTCACATCGACAACGCCATTCATTAGACAAACCTATCGAACATCTTTTACAAGTATGTTCAAAACATTTCTTACAAATCCAAATACAGCGCTTAAAATCAATTTTTAAACCCGAAGGACCAATATTCTTAAAATCTTTTGCTTTCCAAATTTTTCCTCTTATCTTAAGCTTTTTTTCTTTAATTAGTCTTTGTAATTTCATTAAATTGGTAATATGTAATTCATAAGCAACATCAGACATATGAAAATTGAAATTAGTTTTCTTTAATTGTTTTCTTGCTTTACTCTCATCATTAAATTGTTTCTTTATCTCTTGATAATTCAAAATTTGTCCATTATAATTCTTTTTTAATTCTTTTAAGTGTTTTAAATCTGAAACACTAAGAGTAAAAACATGAGTAAACTCTCTAGCATTTCCTTTTTTATTACACTTAAAACATTTTACTTTTTTCATTTTAACCTTTAATAACTGCTAATGGTGAAAGCTCGACCAAAACTTTCACTAAATCTTTTTGATTTTCCATTACTTGTGAAATATCTTTATAAGCATCAGGAGCTTCATCTAAATCCTCAATTCCTCTAATTGAATGAATAATACCCTGTTTATCTAATTTATCTTGTTGTTCTTTTAAATTTAAATCTTTTCTAGCTTGATTTCTTCCCATAATTCTTCCAGCTCCATGAGAACAAGACATAAAACTATCTGGATTTCCAAGACCCTCCACAATATATGATTTAGTTCCCTGACTTCCTGGAATTATTCCTATTGTTCCTTTCTTGGCAAGTGTTGCGCCCTTTCTATGAACCCAAACATTTTTTCCAAAATGATTTTCTAATGAAACATAATTATGAGCTATGTTTATTAACTTATCAAAACTATCTTCAACATTTTCTATATTAAATTGATTACAAAATATTTCTATAATTCGTTGCATCATTAACTTTCTATTAGCAAAAGCAAATTCGATACAATATTTCATCTCTCTTAAATATGCTTTTCCTTCTTTACTCTTAATGGGTAAAAATGCTAATTCATATTTTTCTGGAACCGAACTAAACCATTCTTTATTTAGTTTCTTTGCAATTTCGTTATAATGTTTAGCTACTTTATATCCTAAATTTCTTGAACCACTATGTATCATAATCCAAATATATCCATCAGAGCCTTTTTGAATTTCTATAAAATGATTTCCTCCTCCAAGAGTTCCGATAGATTTTCTAGCATTATCCCATTCTTGATAAACTATTGGACAAGTTTTTGAATCAGTATCAAATTTATAAGTTGGTAAAAATCCTGAATGTAATTTTTCTTTATGTTTGTTAAACCCAACTGGTATAACTTCCCTAATTTTCCCTATTATTTCCTTAAGAGTATCAGTATTTATTTCAGTTAAAAAAGTCCTTACAGCACATATACCACATCCAATATCAACTCCTACACAATTAGGAACTATAACATCTTGTGTTGCCATTACGCCACCAATAGGCATACCATAACCTTGATGACAATCTGGCATAGCACAAATCCACTTAAAAATAAATGGTAAATTAGCAAGATTTTTTAGCTGAATTAATGCGCCTTCTTCAATATTTTCAGACCAAAGTTTTATTAATTTTTTTTGTAAAACTAAAACTTTTTTCATATTATACCTCATATTCACAAAGCAATTCAAAATCACTATCAATATCATCTAAACCAACTGGAACACATCGCTCTCTGACTACTTCGACTTTATTTTTATTTTTACAAATTAAAATACCTGATCGATAAGCAGGATCAATTTGTAAAGTTATATTCTTAATCCTAGAAATATCTAATTTAAGATTAGAATTTCTTTCAAGAATTTTCTGTAATTTCATTTCATCAAATAATCTAGAATTAAATTTTACTTTAAATAATTTCATAAATATAAAGTTAACCTTTTAAATCAAAAATATCACACTCATCTACTAATGTTTTAACTGAAACCCAATAAGATTCAGATAAACTATCTCCAATTTTACTTGCAAGAGCTTGCATATCATCATCATCAAGTTTATCAATTTGTTTAGTTGATAAATAATTAATTAAATCAGCACGACATATTGTTTTAACAATAAATTGTTTAAAATTTTTATTTTCCATAAATTTAATTTAATCTATCTTTATAATGAGGAGGAAAAATCCATTGAGAAAAATTAGCTTTTGCTAATTCTAAATGAGTATACATTTTTCCCTCTGATCCTTTATGTTTTGAATTTCCCCTTAAAAGTTCTTTTAAATAGAGCTTTAAATGTCCAATAGCTAATAAATATAAAATTTTTCTCCCTTTAAGTTCTTTAATTGTTGCTAATCTTTTCATAAATTTTAAATTAGTTAATACTTTTTTATAATTATTATATCTTTTTTATAATTAATTTCTATTGAGTTTCCATATTTAAATCCTGCTTCTAATAAATGATTATTTGCAATTCTTATCATTGGGTATCTTTTACTTTCATATTTTCTTCCTGTTTGATATAAAACTTTATTTATTTTTTTCATAATTAACTTTATTTATGAGGTAAAATTATTTGCCAACAACCCCAAGTAATAATTTTTTTAGAAATTATTGGTTTCCAACACCACCAGGGGATTTCTCTTATAATAATTTTTTTATTTGTCCAACCGTCTTGTACATTAAAATCTTTTCCTGTGCTTAAATTTTTTATGTATTTCATAAATTTTTAGTTAAGCTAATTAGTTTAGACCTTTAATTGTTTTAATGTTGTCAATTTGATATTGATCTCCCCATTCTTCTTCATTTTCAAAATTTCCCTCAAAAAATAATTCTCTTGCTTCTTCTTCATTTTTTGCTTTAACATTAACCTTACCATTTCCATTAAAATAATAATTAATAGTAAACATTTTTAATTTTTGTTTCATGAATTTTTAGTTAAATTAATTATGATAGCCTTCCAATTTATAAGTTCTCCAACTTGTGATCCAGAAATAATTTCATCAATAATAATTGCTTCGTCATTTACTGCTTCTTTGTTATTTTCAATAGCATTTTGAATAATACTTCTTGCTTCTTGTTTATTTTTTGCCTCAACAGAAGCAGTAGTATCAATATGAAATGTAAATATTTTCATAAATTAGAATTATTTATTTATTTTTTGGAATATCAGATATTTCACCAGCTATTATAGCTAATAATCCGTTTGTTAAATTACCTGAAATAAGTAAATATATTCCATAAAATGTTAATATGCCAGAAATAATTTTAATAATTGTTTTTTTCATATGCTTATTTAGTTAATTTATTAAGATTAAGTAAAACCTCCAAAAAATCTGCTTCTATTCTTTTTCCTTTATTATTTGTAATTACTGTTGTCGGTTGTCCTTTTTTCGGCTTTAAATTTTTCTCTAATCCTTTTGTTTTCATAAATTAAATTTAGCCCCCCTTTTTTAATCTTAGACCTTTTCATAGGAATATACTTAACAAATTTTCCCCCATCTAATTTCAAATCAAATATTTTCCCATGATCTTTTTCCAAATCAGGTTCTAAATCAGAATATAATTTAAGAATTGCTTTCATACCATTTATACCTAAAGTAACTATAAAATCTGGTTTTAACAGTTCAATTTGAAAATGTAGATAAACAGAACAATTTTCTACTTCATCTGTTAAATTATGGCATTGAGGAATAAAACATTTAATAGCATAACAGAGATAACAATTAGTTTCTTTTACTTGATTTTTAAGTACCGAACAAAAACCTGATAAATTTTCTTCTCGACTTGGACTTTCTCCTATAAAAATAACCCTAGGAGCGTGCGAACCTTGTCCCATTACGGGCTTAATTCGATACTTACTAGCTTTACACATTTTACAAGCTGTAACCTCGTCCCTAAGTTCTCTTAATTTTTTTGAAATAGTCATTAGCTTTAAGATTAATTTGATTATTTTCATCCCTTTTCAGCTGTTTTTCATCAGAAACACCATAATGTGCGCAAATATCCCAAAACTCTCTATAACGAGGCTTCAGATTCTCCTGAGGCGTATCAAAAACTATACCTCTCCAGTCATAATACACATTTTTAAGACTACTAAATCCAATTTCTCTTATTAATCTAACTCTTACCTCTGCCATTAAATTTTCTAGCTTAAAAATTTGTTTTCTCCCATACAAATAATCAACATAAATAGCTTTAACAATTGCTCGATTACTTAAATTCCAATTATCCATAGGCGTATTTACACCAATACTTGCTAACCAAATTTGGACTTCTTGTTGAGTTATTTTTTCTTCCATTTTCTCCATTTTTTGTAACTAATTAAATCTTTAAAACGAGTATCAAGCCGACTAACTTGATATCGTATACAAGTTTTTTCTCCCGCTTCCATCTTAGCAGTGTCAAGAAGACGATAAAACATTAACTTCATATACTTCGTGTAGGTTAATCTACTTACACGAAGCAGAATTAGTACCAAAATAAAAATAATAATTTCCATACATTTTTCCCCTTATTATCTCCTATATAGAGTAATTTTCCCCTCTTTTCTTTACCATCCCATATAAAGAGATAATATTAATAAATTAATTAGAAAGAACTTACTTGTATGTACGTGGACGGTACAAAAAACCCTTAAACTACACATCATAGCATGAAAGCAACAAACAAAAACAATAAAAGAATCAACAAACAACACAGATAAAACCCGTCAAAACACCATCTAGCCAAACTCTTTCTATGCTTTAGATGCTTGGGCTTATCGTGCAGCCCAAAACCTGCACGTACATTCTCTATTGCTGCGCGCCTTCCTACCTCTTTATCATTTAAAAGAGGCCAAAACTTATTTTTCATAAGCATATAGTATTAAGATTACTTAAAACTTACGTTCGACTAGCGTAAGAAGTTTATTTTCAAGTTTGAGTGGAACGGAATAGTTCTCATACGTAGTGAAAGGGAATCCTTTTAAATAGAAATAAAAGAAGAAATATGGGAGGAAAACGAAACTTTATCGCTTTCCCCCCTATAAATCTATTTCTTTGACTCAGTATTTACCATTAATCTATGAGTGGGGCCTTTTCCTGTGACATTAGAATTCTTAAATACCATTAATCTGTCACCTTCCTTTAAAATAAGCTCACATTTTTTAGGAGTTTTCTTGTCCGCTTCTAAACCATTCCCGATAGTAATACTAATTCCATCCTGTGCAATTGCTTTACCGTCCATTCTATGGTCCCAACCTGAACCAACTCTAACCCAAGAATCTTTTTTTGAAGAACTAAAATTTAACTTCATAAACTTTTTTTATTATCATAAAGCTCCAAGATAATTTTATCTGATAGGATAAAAACTTGAAACTTTTCCCCGCCTTCCAAGGTGACTAATCCTTGGGGCAGGTTCCCCTCACCTAATAAAATAGGCTTGTCAGAGTCATAATTGTCTCTAACCTTGATCTTACCCACCGCTTGAAGAGGAGCATCTTTAAGCGGTTCAGGCATAAACTCTAGCTTCATAAGCAATTATTTAAACAAATTAATAGCAAAAAATTTCATAGCCCTTATTTCTGAAAAAGCTATTAAATTCTTCTTTTGACTTGGGAATAGTTCCTTTGTATGTACCGTTCAAAAACTTTGCATAGATACTAAACCTAACGTTCATTTCCGCTTCCTCCCAAGTCCTACTCTTGCCGATATATTTACGGTCGAGAAAAATAAAGAATGTCATAAGATTAAAGTTAAATAAATTAAATTCAACTTTATGTGTATCACCATAGTTCTTTAAAGGATAGCGAGCCAATCTGCGGAATGGAATGGAGCAGATGGCAAGATAATCCGTAGAGGCCGGGCCCTGTAATATATATATTAATATTCTACTTTCTCAAAATAAATTCCCCCCCAGACCCCTATATATAAATAATTGATAGAGTATTCGCCCCTGCCAGTAATTATCAATAATTACCAGTAATTACTCGCCCCTGCCAGTAATTGTCAGTTTTTGCTCACCCCCCTACCAGAGTAATTAATTAATCTTATACTAATCCTATTAGTTAGAAGAAGGGGGAAAACCAAAAGAACCATCTGGAGGGGGATGGTTCTAATGGCGACGTAGCTTTCGCTACTTTAGACTTTAAATAAATTTTCGATTTCGTCTTCGATTAATTTTAAGGTCGTTGCAGTAGTTTCTTTTGCGATTCTTGCTCTAGATTTTCTTTCTACTAAGCCTTTAAGAGCTTCAGAATCTGAAATTACCATTGAATCCTGACTTAATTGTCTAAACTCAACTTTATTACGGATATGTATAGCATTTACTTCTTTCCAGAAAGCTTTTAAAAGTTCTAATTTAATTTGATTTTTTTCTTCTAAAGTAAATTTCATAATTTAAGTTATTTTATTTTTAAAAAGAATATGACTTTGTCTACTGATCCTATCTCTCTAAAATTAGAAGTATCTACTACTTCTGGATCTACTTGTTGTTTCCAATCATGAATTGCTACTATATCATTTATTTTAAGATGGGGGGAAAATAAACGAAATTCTGAAGTTTTATTTCCATCATCACAAAATAAAATTGTTCTGCCTGGTTCTTTTATCTTATCTCGAATTGGTTGCTTTTCTTTTCCAATCTCTGCAAATATATCTACAATTACTGTATGCTTTTTAAAATCTAAAACTTGTTTAACTGGACAATCAATATAATTTCCACCAGATAGATTATCATAAGTTAAAAATTCAGCTTTTTTCTTAATACAAAATAATAAAAGGAATAGAGCATGTTCGCCTTTCCATGTTCCAAAATTTAAGATTCTTTTAAAATCATACTTAGTTAAAATTTTCTCCCATAAATTTAATTCAGCCTGAGAACAACAAAGCTCTCCACCCAAAAAGGTTCCATGAGAATAACCCAATAATCTTCTTAATGCCATTATATTTTAGTTACACCAATTAAAAATCTACACTTATCTGTAGGTTCAGACAAAGATTCTATAATAATATCTGATTGTTTATACCAAGTAACATTTTTAAAATATTTTCCAATTAGTTCTTGAGCCTCGATTAAATTATATACTCCAAGATGAAATTGACTTTTATTATTAAGTGGAATAGAAAATATAAAAGTTTTACAATGTTTAGCTACGTTTGATAAAAATAAATTAGGGTCTTTTAAATGTTCTATTGTTTCAAATGAAATTATGGTATCGAATTCTCCTTGGGGAAAATCTTTTTCTAAATCACAAACTTCAAATTTAACTTTACTTGTTCTATAATTTTCTGCGTATTCAATTGTTTTTTCATCATTATCCACTCCTAATATTTTAGAGGAAAGTTTTCCTAACAATTCAGTTCCATAACCACTTCCGCAAGCAGCATCTAATATAGATTTTTCAAAACAATAACTAGCTGCAAAATGATATCGAGCCAAGTGTTGATATAGGATTTTTTTTAAACGAGCATTTTCTATTGGATCCTTATCTTGCATTTTTTCTTCAATAACTCGTTCACCTGTCCATTCTAATTGATTACTTTGTTTTAATTCTTCCATTTTATTTATTTAAATAATTTAACTTTATTCCAAAATTTTAAAGCATTTGGATTTTTTTTCTAATTATGTTTTAATTGTATAATATCAAACCATTTTTTAGTTTCTTCCTTTGACATATTAGAAAGACAATCTTTTCCATAATATGCTGCAAATAATGTTTCGGGAATATAATAACCTATTTTTCCATTATCAACTAGGGTTCTCCAAAAATCCCAATCAGTATACTTTTTAATTGATTCATCTCTTATTACCGTATCTTTCATTCTTACCAAAGACATTTCACTAATATAATTATGATTTTTTAATTGTTCAACTGAAAAAGGCTCAGATTTTAAAATTCCTGATTTAGAACCTAATCTGATATAATCACAGTAAACAAAGGAAATATTTTCATTTTGTTCTAAAACTTTAACCATCTTTTCAATACAATCATGGTTAAGGATTATATCATCATCGCAAACAAATAAATATTTTCCACTAAGCAAAGGTTGTTTCTGATTAATAGCCCAATTCTTTCCATGGCCCCCATCAACAGAAACTACAAATTCTATATTCTTATATGATTGAGCCTTGATTGAACCAATGCTAGTTATTTCTCTTCCTTTCTTATTAGGAATTAGAATTGAAACAAGGGGAGTTTTTTTAAATTTAGATCTTAATCGATCTATTTGTGATTTGGCTTTTTTTAGCCAAGTGTGTTCATCAGCACTAGTAAGAATCAAAGCTTCGATAACACTTCCTAAATCAAGCGTAATAATAGGAATATTTTTTTTCCATAATCTTTTCTGAGCAACATTAGCTGACATCCCCGCGCTAAATAAAATAATATCTACCTTTTCAGCCATTGCTTCTACTTTAGGATACCATGTTTCAAAAGTATTATATGATTGAGTAGGAGGAATTTTTACAAATTCTTCAATTTTAAAAATATCTATTAATTGATCAATTTTAATCGAACCAACAAAACCAACTTTTTTAGTATTAATTAAATTAACTAGATTAATAAATTCATCTTGTTTAAATACTGAATAATAATGTAATGTTATTGGATTATAAAACTTTTTATTTTTATGAAATTTTGAAGTTATCTTTTTTAAAAAATCATTAGTATCAAAACTAGCAAATAGTCCCGGTTCCATATTCGGTTCATTAATTACTCCAGCCATATTTCCTATTAAATAATTATCACTTTTAATTTTAAATGATTCTGTTAGTTCTTCTACTAAACGATTTGATTTATATTGGCACCGCTTTGTTCCTTTAAAATTTGGATCATCTATCATTAAAAGTTCCCCATCTCCAAATCTTAAATAAGCAAACCTATCTTTATTCAAACCTTCTTTAATTGTATTAAAAGTAACTTCAGTAGAAACTGTTCTATTCATTTTAGATTCAATTTTTCCAGTTGCTTTATAATAAGATGGAAATTTTTTATAATCTGGCAAGTAATTATCTTTCATGTCTAATAATTTTACTCGTTCTTTAAATGCATAGCCTCTGAGAATATTAGGATTATTCCTAAAATACTGTTTCCAATCACAAAAACCAAATTCAGATTCTGGAATTTTGCCTTCTAAAACACAGCCTCTTATTAAAGATCCAGTTCCTGAAACATAATCTGTAAAAATTATTCTATTTGTTTTTCTAAAATTTTTCTTTTTATTTTCAAAAGATTGCTCTCCAATAAGATCTTCATGAATAGGAGATAAAATATCTACTTTATCATTAATCATAATGATAGCTAAATTTTTTAACCAGTCTTTATAAATCAGAGTATCATTATTAAGAATTGCAAAAAACTCTTTATTTTTAAATTTTTTTATAAATTCATTAGTGGCATAGGCAGAGCCAAAATTTTTCTTAGAATAAAAAACTTTTAAATTTTTATGAATCTTGGCTTGACCCCTTAACCATTTAATTGTTCCATCTGTAGAATGATTATCCCAAATTATTATTTGATTTTTTGGATAAAATTTAATTAAAGTTTTAAGACTTTGTTTAGTATATGCTAAACGATTATAAGTAACCATTAAAATAGGAATTCTTTTTACTATCCATTTTAAATATTGTTGAGCAGCTTCGTCTCTTAATTTTTTATCAATTCCTTCATTTTTTGCAGAAGCTTCTGAAAGATGATAAACAAATGCGCCTTGAGCCCAAATTAATTTATAACCAGCTTCTTTTGCTTTAATGTCCCAAGCATGTTCTCCACCATAAAACGGTACTTCTTTTGGAAATCCCCCTATTTCATCAGACACACTTTTCTTAAGAACAAAACAAAAACCCGATAAATTGTCTCTTCCTTTAAGTTCTACATATGAATTTTTATGCTCATTAGCATCTTGAAGTGTTCTTAAAGTGCGTTGAATCCCACCCACCTTATCTCCTGACGGCCCAACTGCAGCTACTTTATCATCATTAAAAGCTTCCATTATTTCTGTAAGCCAACCTTCGGTAACAAAAGCATCAGTATTTAAAAGACAAATATATTTTGCTTTAGAGTTTTTAATTAGTCGATTCCATAAAGAAGACAGTTTTTCTTTCTTTTTATAATTATCATGATCAATTAAATTAAAAGGATAGATAGTATTTTTTTTCAATTCTACTAAAGCTTTTTCTTCAACTTCTTTTAGATTAAATCTAACAAAAATAATATCTACAGTTCCAAATTTTTCTGATAATTCTTTTGCTTTGATCTTAATTAAATCTTTAGGTTTAGGACCAGAATCTATTGGAGAATTTAATATTTCTAAATAAATTTCATCTTCTTCTTCAAACATATTTTAATTTTAAAATTCGGAAATTATTTCCGAGAATGATTAAAATTCATTTCTTCTTTTTTAATTTCCTTAACTATTGCCTTAAGCTGACGATATTTAATTAAAAGACTTTGAGCTGGAAGCATTAATTTGTCTAAACGAAAATCACTAACTAATTTTTTTAATTCTTGAGTAAATTCAAAATGAAAACAAACTCGTTGAGAATCTTCATAGGTAACTTCCTTAATTTGAACTCCAACTACTGTCAAGGACGTAGCAAGATTAAGATCTGTAGTTTTATAATCCATATAAGTCATAAATTTTTTTAAATATTTTAAGCCAATAATTTTGAAAAACTTTTTCCCAACTTAAACTTTGAGCCCAGTCATAAGCATTCTGCTTTAATTTATCATATTTTTTTGAATTACGCAATATAGATTCCATTTTATTTGTTAAATCATCTATGTCTGGAATAGGTCTTATTAATGATAAATCACTTTCAAAAGTTACACAGCCATTAGTCTTATAAAAAATTGCACGATCTTTTAAATTTTCTATTAATGGTTCTATTTCTGGAACCAGAAGAAGTTTTTTACAGGCAGCAGCTTCAAGTAATGGAAGCCCCCACCCTTCGCCAACTGTAGTTGAAAAAAAACAATCTGCTTCATTATAAACTTTATTTAATTCTTTATCAGAAATTCCTTTATGTTCTGTAAATCCAAACTCAGGAAATAGTACATCATAATTTCCATCATCATCTAAAAACCCATATTTTAATCCTAATGATTTAGCAATTTTAAAAAGTGATATTCCGAATTCATCTGGTTGAGCATGAATATACATTTTATGATTTTTTACATCCTTTAACTTAAGTTTAGATAAAGCAATTAAGCCTAAAGCTAATTGTTTGCGTTGCATGTTTCTTCCTATATTAGTAAAAGTAAAACATTTAGTTTTATCTAATTGAATAGGATAAAAAGTTTTGGTATTTACACCATGTGGAATAACTTGAAGTTTATCTTTTAATTTGGGATTCTTTTTTACACATTGGTTCTTAGCCCACTGAGTATAGGTAATTGGAATATCAGCTATGTCTAAAGAATCGGCCCAATCTTGATGGACTTCACCATCTACAGGAAAATAATAAACAATTTTAAATGGCCTTCCTTTATCTTTGGCAATCATTTTTAAATTAGATAATCTTGATGTTGATCGATTAAACATCCATAAATCTTGTAAAATAAAAAGAACATCTGGTTTAAATTCTTCTATAAAACCAGGTAATCTTTTTATCCCAGTTATATCAGGAAATTTAACAAGTTGTTCTTGAGCTGGATATATTTTAAATGGAAAATTATGAGGAGAACCTGAGTAGTTAACTCCAAGCCAGGCTATTTCAGGATTTTTAAATTTAATTAATTTAGTGAATATTTCACGTAATACTCTAGCAAACCCAGTTGTTGCAGTAGGACTATCGCCCCAAATTAAAATCTTCATTTAATATTTTTAAAAATTTATTAGCTGATTTTTCCCATGTCCATTCATCGGGATCTATAGGAACCGAACTCACCTTGTTATAATAACACATTCTCAAAGATTTAGCAAATTGATCTAAATTAGGTTTAATTCCATTATCACAAAGTTCATAATCAATAAGAAAACGTTCATCTCCCCAATTTTGAACTTCCCCAAATCTAGGCGCAATTAATGGTAAACTAGTTTTTCTAGCATCTAAAGCAACTCTAGTCCCAAACATTCCAAGACTACAATGTGGAGAAACAAAACAATCTGAATCTCTGTATAAATTTTGAAGTTTAGGTAATTGCCAATTTTCTTTTATGATTTTAATTTGCATTTTTGGATTTTTAAAAAGTGATTCTATTTCTTTATTAGTCATTTGATTAGGATGAGTGTCCATAGAATTTCCTTTTAAAATTAATTTAACTTTTTCCTTTTTAGAAAATGCTTTAGAAAATGCCTTAGCTAAATAATGAAGACCCTTATATTCAGAAAGATAACCAATAAAAAGAAATGTATAAATATCTGCTTTTCTTCTGATTCTTAATATTGGTTTAAAATCAGAACCCCTTGGAACAACTTTAGCTTTCAAGGCCAGAGAATCAAAAGCAGCTTTTTGAAATATTGAAGGAATAATTAATCGTTTAGCTTTACTTAATTGAGCCATCTCTTCATCAAAATAAGCAGATTGATATGAGGGTACATAATCTGGAATAAAATTATAATCATCAAAACCTGAAATTGAATCTATTCCTGACATTCTAATTTTAATTCCTTCAGGTTTTTTATGTTTAATTTTTTCAAGTTCTGGACTAAAATAAGATGATTCTTTCCATGGGTCTAATCTTACATCAACTCCTAATTTTAAAAGTTCCTCACACATTCTAGTTGAAATAACCCCATAAGTTGAATAAAAATCAAATTGAGAATTCCAAGTTATTGTTTTCATAATTTAGGAAAATTAATTTTGTTTTTTTTATATATACTTTCTAAATATTTAAACTCTTGTTTCCAATCTATACGTGGAAATTTTTTACATAAATAATCTAAATTTATTCGAAGTAATGAAAGGTATTTTACAATTTGTCTAGTTATTAAACAATTATGAATACTATCAGAATCTTTATAAGCAGAATGTTTTTCTTTACATACTGGCATAATTGCCCACTTTTCATTAATCTGTTTACCAGCGTAGATCCAAGCATGATGCCATTCTATATTCTCATTGCTTTTTGTTAAACAACATTTTTTATAATAAGAATCTTTACTTAATTCTTTTCTTAACTTGGGAGGCATTGGTTTCATTTTAAATCTTTTAAAGTTAGTTTCTTTTTCTGAGATTTATCAAGATTAGAATTTAAAATCATGGTTGGTTTCATAATATGAATTTCTACTCTAGGATTTTTTTTATCGATTTTTTGAAATATAGGATGGATATCATTAACTACAAACCAATTATCATCTTCTAAAAATTTTAAATCAACAAGTAAATCCATTATTGATTCTGATTTATTTGTAAGATCAGCTTTTCTTTTATCTGGTGCCCAAAACAATAAAAGAACTTTACATTTAGTAATTGGTTTTTTGGGAATAAATTGCTCAATTTGTTTTTTTGCTTCGGCATGCCATTTTGTATATGCCTTAGAAGGGAAAGAATTAGGAAATTTTCTTCCAGTGCAAACAAGAATTCTGCTATTTTTTTTTGAAGGAATTCTGCCCTTAATTGTTATTTTCATAAATTTTCTTATTAAATTATTTCCTAAAATTTTTAGCAAATGGACAATCAGAAAAATGACTAACTAATTCCATAGTAACTGGCATATGCTTACCTTTATTAGTGGGAAGAAATAAAATCTCTTTTCCACATTTAGAACATTTTGATATTCTAATTCCCATTTTTTTTAATCTTTCTTTAACTATTTTTTCAATAGAATTATTTTCCATTTTTTTTATTTAGTTGTTTATTTTGACATTTGATATTTTATTATTAGCTTTCCATTTGTCTATAATAAGTTTTTTTAATTCAACACGGTTTATATTTTGCATAGCATTAGAAATTCCAACTCCTAATTTTTTTTCATTTAAAAACCACGTGTTTCCAGTTTTATGTATTAATCCAAATTGAGTCGCGCTTAAAAATAGATCACTTGCAATATTAAATCCAACTTCATCATCATACATTTCTAGGTCACAAGTTTTATAAGGCGGAGCAATTTTATTTTTAATTACTCTAAAATGAATAACATTTCCAACATGTTTGTTATCTTTAATAAGCTGTTTGCCTCGTTTGAGTTCAAGTCTTAATGAACTATAGAATTTAAGTGCCAGTCCTCCAGAAGTAGTCTCAGGTGAACCCCAAGCGTTTCCTAATTTCATTCTAATTTGATTAATAAAAATAATTGCGGTATTAGCCTTAGAGGTAATTCCTGTTAGTTTACGCATCGCTTGACTCATTAATCGAGCCTGAAGACCCATTTGAGCATCTCCCATTTCTCCTTCTATTTCTTTTTTGGGAACCAAAGCAGATACCGAATCAACAACAATCACTCCTAAATTTTTTGATCTTACCAATTCTTCTACAATTTCTAAACCTTCTTCGCCATTTTTGGGTTGAGAAATAATTAATTTTTCAGTATCAACTCCTAAACTTCTGGCATATTCAGGATCAAAAGCCATCTCTGCATCAATTAAAGCTACTGCCTCATTTTGTTTTTGAGCTTCAGCAATTATCATTAAAGATAAAGTAGACTTACCACTACTTTCTTTTCCAAATATTTCAGAGATTCTTCCTTTGGGAATCCCCCCCCTTCCTAATGCAATATCTAATGATATTAAACCAGTAGAGATCACATCAATTTTAAGTTCTTTATAATCTTTAGAAGTCATAATTGATTCAGCGCCAAAACGTTTTTTAATGTTTTTTAATGTTTCTTCTAATTTTGACATTTTAAAAGTATTAATTTAATTATCTTTCCAGGTTGTATAAATTATACCAGCTATTCGTTGTGTTTGTCTTTCTCTAACTTCTTCTAAATGTTTATTAGTAACTAATTTTCCATCAAGTAAATCACAACTTAGTAAATATAATGGTTCGGTTAAGGTATGTGCCATTTCATGATTTAATGATTTTAATAATTCTTCATTTCCATTTTGTTTCCAAATACGAAACATATTTGGATAAATTTTGATATATAGTCTTAAATATACTACATCTGGTAAAATTGAAATATTTACCGTAAAATCATTTTTTATATTTTCATCTTTATCTTTATAAGTTATTATAATTTTATATTCATCAGTAAAATAAAGATTTTTTAATTCTTTTAAATATTTTAAACAAAGTTTTTTAAAATTTGTTTTTGTTTTGTTCATAAATTAATTAATTAAATTGTTGGGAAATGGGGGTGGAGTTTCACCACCCCCAATAAACCTACCAATGATACCTAAAGAACTTCTTATCAAAAAATGGCAACCACTCAACTTTAACTGAAGTAAAAATGCCTAAATCATTTTGCTTTATCCAAAGAACACAACCGCCAACCATTGCCTGAATTCTTTTTTTTCGCATAAATGGAGTTTGGTCTTGGGTACAACCTGGCTGAATGATATGAATTTCTCGGGGATAAGAGTACTCGAACTTATGATAATGACCCACAAGAATAATATCTGGTTTTTCGCCACCCTGTAAACTTTCAGCATACTTCTGAGAGGTATATGAAATGGCATAGGTTGATCCACCACCAGCGTGTATAACTCTGATAATGGATTTTCCCTTTTCCCTTCGATATACAATGTCTCTTTCCATATAACCGAGATTTACAAAATCATTTCTGCCAGCATTCTTCGCAGCATCGACCATTACTTGTCCGATATCAATATGTTCTCTTTGAACATACCAACCCTCGTGATCATCACCAGAGATGAAATAAGTTTTTATTCCATCGCGATACGGAAACCTCTCCACAAAGTTTTTGATTTGAGCATTAACACCGTGAACATAAATGTCGTATTTGTTATAACGGCTTTCGCCATCAATCCAATTACCACAATCATACACAGTTTTAACGCCATAATCCTTAAATCTGTCGTAAAGAGCATTCAAAACATCAAGACGTTCATACTTACTCCCAAGATGATTATCAGCAGTAACACCGATACAGAATTCCTCTTCTTCGTGTTTGTGAATATCAATTACCATCGGTTTTTCAGTGGGTTTAATCTCTCGAGCAAGTTGAACATTTCCATTTTCAAAATTGTCGACAATAACATTTTTCTTTTTCAAATCTTCCACTGCTTCATAAATCTTTTTAGGTGGAACATTAAAGCGGTCAGCTAAATCGATAATGAAAAACTTCTTAGTTTTAATTGCCTTAGCAACTAAATCACATAATGGAGCTTTACTTCTGAGTGCCTGAGAGTTGAGACGCTTATTAGGCATATTATGTCGCCTTGCCCAAGTCCTGACAACCTCACCATTTTTTAATCCGAAAACTGGCGCGAATTCTTCATAGGTCATTTTCTCTTTGTTCTCACGAAAATACTTTTCTCTCTTTTCGTTGTCCCTAATCGGTTTCATTTTACACCTCCTTTTTTTAAAAGAACTATTTGAAATTTTTACTTATGGGAATGGGGGGTGGCATTTTGCTAAATTGTTTAGCTGTGTAGTCAATTATAGACATACCTTTTTTGTTCTACCACCCCTAAATTGTTATCCCCCAGTTAACCAAAGTGTTATTCTAATTATCGCCCAAATACAGACGATTTTAAACATCCATCCAATTACGGTCGTAAACACAATTCCTATTAAAGAAAATAATCCCATTATCCACGATTGTTCATACATTTTAACCTCCCTTCCAAAGTATTAATAAACAAGCCACAAGAAACAGAATTACCGGTAACCACTTTCTTTCCAACCTTGTCAGCATTTTACACCTCCTTTTTTTATAAATGAAGTCTGTTTAAAATACTTTCCAATTCTTTTTTAATTAAACTTAAATCTCTAATTAAAAGGGAACCACAAATTTCTTTCATTTCTTCTTGTGTCGGTTCATCAGTCAAAACAAAGTCAAGTCTACTCTTTAATGTATTAATTTTATCCCGAATCTCGGCAATTAAAGTTTGTGATTCGTTGTTTTGTGATTCATTTTGACTTCCTGTTTGTTGAAATTCCATAAATTTTATATTAGTTAATTAGTCTTCTGTAATAATAATATCTATAAGTCTCATCAAAATTATCACAAGAAGTTCCAACATAATTTCTAAATAAACCTGCTTTCATATCTGGTTCATTGCCACCACCATCTCTTGTTTTTATACATAAATCTCCAATTTGAGCACCAGCTAATTCTTCCTCTTCTTCTATTTCATCAACAATCCAATATCCTCTTGGTCTATTTCCAACATCATTTGGGTTAAACCCAAAATCTTTCTTTATTTTTTCTAATTTCTTTTTATCTTCTGTCATATAAATTTTATATTAATTAATTAAAATGAATTATACAAAATTTACATTTCATATTATTTTTATCTCTTTAAACTTAATTATATTTTTATTATATTTAACCATAGTTTCTCCCCCGAGATAATCTTTATCTGCTTTAAAAAATCTAAACAACCATTTATCATCTTTTTTAGTTGCTCTCCGAGCATAATAAATTTGTTTTATATGTCCATCAATAACAAATATATCGTTTTTCTTTATTTTTGTCCCCGCTATTAATCTTTTCATATTGCAACCTTATTTTTTTCATAATTTAATTTAAATAAACATTAGGATTAGTGGTTGTTTTAAGTTTGAGAGATTCTAATTCTTCTATAAGTATTTCTAGTTGTCTTAAATCTTCGGTTAAAAAACCATTTTATTTATTTCTTTATCTTCAAATATCATTTTTATTAAACTTAAAGGAGGTATAATAAAAGTTTTTAGATAATAATATTTTAATCTATATAATTGCTTTGACCACTTTATCCGCCTGTTGTTTTCAAGGTTAATTCCTTTTTCTTTAGAATCTTTCTTTTTCATAATTATTTATAAAACAAATTAAAATTTTATATTGCGGGGGCGGGATTCGAACCTGCGACCTCTGGATTATGAGCCCAGCGAGCTGCCATTGCTCTACCCCGCATCTATAATTTCTAACAATCTGTATTTTTTGATTATTTTTCTCATATAATTATTTATTTAATAACTTATTCTCAATTAAATAGATTAACATTTTAGCTCTGGCATCTGCTTCTTTTTCAGCATTAAATTGCAATTCATTTCTCACCCAACCAGTTCCTTTAAAACACATCCAATTCCTTGTTTTATCGGTTCTTGAAATACATTGTGTTGAACAATAAAATGGAAACTTGTTATTTTTAGTATCTTTATGCAACATTTCTCCAAGTTCAGCTACTGTATATGCTGAACATCTATCCATAGAACCACCGGTTTCTACAATAAAATCTTTATCATAATTTTCTACATATTCAATAGTTGGTTTTCTGTCTGCCCATTCACACCACCAAAACAAACTCTCTTGTTTACAATTTAACTTTTTTAACTTTCTCGCTAATTCAAGCGAGCATACTTGTTTTTCTTTTTTCATATTTATTTAAGTTTTTTAAAATTTTTCTAAATATATTAAATAATATCTAAAAACTCTTTTTAAAAATTGTTTATCATTTTCATCAAGATCACCAGTTTTAGCTAAAGATTCTCCAAATATCATTGGGTCTACCAAATAAGAAAAAGGTTCCCTTTTCTTATTTTTTGTTAATAGCAAATTCCAACAGTATTCTTTCTTATTCCACCAAAATTGAATAGATAATTCTGCTTTTTGTTTTGAATAATTATACTTTTCTTTTTTTTTCTTTCTTTCCATAATTATTTATTTAATTCTAATTTTTTCAAACCAGCACACACTACAAGTAACTTTTGTCTTTTTGTTTTTTCTTTTAATGATTATACCAAATCCACCCTCACAATTATCTTGTCTTGTTATTCCTACTAATTCCACCCATTCTTTTTCTTTAAATCCTGGCATCATAGAATTCCATCTGTTTTTTCCTCCATACAATTCAATTTTCTTATTTTTAATACAATATTTTAAAACTTGATTTATTGATTTTAGGTTTTCCATAATTTATTTGTTTAGTTTATTTAATTTTAACTCCAACTAATTCTTGCTGGATTACCATCTTCATCATAAGTATTCGGTAATTGATTTTCTATTTCTTTTTTTTGTTTATCTAAAAGGTTCTGAACAAGGGAAATATAATTCCTTGTTTCCATTCTATCATATTCTTTTAGTTTTTCTGTTAATTCTGAATAAGGTGTAGCAATTTCTTTTTCCCACCACTCAACTCTTTCTTTAGGAATTGTTAAACTCCCATCTTTGTTTTTCTTACAAAGAGAATGAACATACTTTTGCCACCTTGCCCACCTTTCGTGTTCAAGGTTAGCTCCTTTTTCTATAAAATCTTTTTCCCAATTTTTCATAACTTATTTATTTAATTCTTTTAAAATGTCATTTAAAGCTTGATTATAACCTCTCTCAAATTTTTGCCCATATCTTGC